ACTGTACCTGTTGTTCTGGTGTTCTTGGCATGCCACTCATTACCGAGTCTTGATATTCCTTAAGTCTTGGAGCGAAAACCTTGTCAAGGGCCTGCATTGCAAAATCTCGCTGGATCTTCCTTGACTCCATACCTGTTTTTGCCTGTGCAAGTTGAAGCTTCATTGGTTCGAGCAATCCGGTACGTGTCATCAGATCATCAACTTGTGCCTTCCTATATTGCTGTTTCGATCTTACATCATCTGCCGAAATACCAAGTTTTGCCCAGTCTGCCTGGGACTTAATGGCTGATTCATATATTTTAGCCTGAGATACGGACTTGGCTTTTTCCTGTTCTGAGATAGCACCTATTCTGGTACGTTCAATGTCACCTCGTGATTTTAATGACTCAGCGATCACACCAGCCCTGGTTTTTCTTGGAAGCCCAGAAACGATACCCTCCATAGCACTACGTTCACGCATTCTCGTTGCACCAGCCTCATATTCAGCCATTCCAGTTCTTGGTGTTACTCCAAGCTGTTTTTCAAGTTCAAGCCTATCCAGGTCTTCGCTTGCTTCCCTCATTTTTGTTGGACTTAAAAAGGAAGTCTCACCGCTCGGCCAACGCATTACACCACCACCACCAGCTACGTAATCTTCCCATTGCTTAGACATGATGTCTGTATAGCTTTCACCGGTTTGGGTTGGGGCACTAACAACCGGGGTGGGAGCTTGTGTTGTTGTTGCTGGTGCAGGGGTACCAATGGGTGTTGGTTGAATGGGTTGATACAGAAGGTTATGTTCTTGTTGTATTCGATCTTGAACATACCTATCGGATGTATTGCGAGCCTGGTCATGGACAATCTTAGGAATACCGAGTGACCCATGATATGCTGGATGAATTACTTTTCGAGCAATATCAGTTATTATGCCAGGTTCTCTTTGAACCTCGGTAGCTCGCTTAGCATATTCCTCCATGTATGGTTTCTTTTCTTCTTCGTTATTAACTATTCCGTTAGGCATTTCTTACCTCTCTAATCAGTCGGGGCTGGTGGAGAATAACTATATGATGCAGAATTAGATGCAGATATATGAGCCCCTGCACTTACACTTGACAAAGATCCAGCAGCCAATTGAGCAGCAACACCAGATATAGCCTTCATCGCTTCTATTCTAAGACTGTTAAGAAGCTCGTAGTTCTTCATGTCGAGTTCAGCATCCTTGATGACAAGCTCTGCCTTTGCAAGGGCCATCTTAAGTTCTGCGTCAAACTTCTTTATCTGAACGTCGGTAAGGGTTGTGTATACCATTGCGGTACCCTTGTATACTTCAACCTGTCCAAGGTACGCCTTAACAATAGCATCCAACCTCGATATCTCAGCCTGAATCTTAGCCTTATACGTTTCGATGCGATTGGCAATCCACTGAATACCCTTATCTATGGCGAACTTGGTGTTTGCGTCAGATAGTTTAAAGTTCTCAATTGAAATATCTCGGCTTACATCCTTACGTTTGTTGATGTGTGTAATAACAGCATTGGTGATATTTGCAGCGAGAACACCAGTTGGTAGAGTGAATCCCGTCTTTGACCATTCTGCACGAATCCTGTCAAGCTCATCCTGGTGAAGGAGTTCATCACGTTCAAGACCACGCTGGAAGATATCGGTTTCAACCGTTTCAGATATTGCCGGACCACCACTTACTATGTCGTTGATAATCTTATCGTGCAATGCAACCTCTACGTCAGTTGTATCCGTAAGATCGCTCGGTAGGTTTAACTCTATTATGGGAGACACCGGTGCGGTAGCAACAAAGGTATCAAGGGAAACTGGTGTAATGTCGTTTAAGGCCGTAGAGATATTTACGTCAATGGCACTTAGTGATGATGCCAGGTCAGACAGTCTCGTGATGGTCTCCTGTGCTACCCTGAACGCATCCTGAGCGTATTCCCTTCCTTCGTCAAATTTCGTATCAACGATATCGCGCGCTGTACGAAATATAGACCAGCGTTCTCCTATATCAGCAGCAAGTTCTTCTAATGTAGCCATCTATTACTCCTACGTTAAACCATCGTTCGTTAAGGTTTTAATTCCGAGGGATTCTTTTGTACCATCAGGAATTTTAATACCAATTCTTTTTAATCTCTGTGAAATCCATTCATCAGTTTTATCGTCAACAAGCCCACATCCACCACGTTTTTCATCACATGTGTAACCCGACTTGTATTTCCCGCCCTCTGCGGCCTCACATGATTGACATATCGAACCAAGAAATGTAGTTTTTCCACACTGTGGACACGGCTTGTTTGGAATGATAAATTCACCCCTATAATCTTTAATCTCTGCCGGAGAAGGAAGGTGATCTGCCATTCTGGAATTAAATTTGACAATTGGAATTCCAAGAATAGGGGCTATCCACTCAAACAATACAGTAACGTTCCCCTCTTCTGATAATCCCTTGGCTTTTCGGATCTCCCTGGCTGCCCTTATTGCAATATTACGTATTCTATGTTCACAAACATCAAATTTCATTAGAATGGCAATCCTGTATATGGATTCAACGGGCAACATCCATCTGCCTTCTGTGATGCATTTCTAAGGTCTACCGCTTCACCATTATCATAACTTCCAGCCGTGGCATCATAATGGCAATAGCCCCATACATCAATCTTACAATAAGGATCTCCAGGATACCATGTTGGGTATGCCTGACACCAAACTGCTGGTGGACCCGGAGGTAAATCTGTCTGGCAGACACATATATGATTGTAGTAGGTTGGACCAGTCTCTACGGTTCCATCACAGCGATATTGTGTGGTATACATATAAATATCATGCCTACCGGTACCACAAACCCCAACTCCCATGTCAACATAAGTGTAGACTAAATAAGCCCCACCATCTGAACTGCAATTTGTAGCTATCTGAATGGAAGCAGTATCTCCACAGCAATCTCTCACCGTGATCGTAGCGTTATATGCACAGTTGGCATTTGACGATGGGGATTGGTATCCAGCAGATACACCCTCTCCAGAAAACGAAATCGATCCACCTCCAGATAGCTCCCACGTGTATGGACCAATCCCCCCCGCTGCATTTAGTGTTTGGCTATCATTGCATTGCATCGCAAGGGTAGTGTAACCAATAGAAAGCGGTTCCCCAGGACAAGGATCTGTTGTATCGATTTTATACTCAGTTCCACATCTGTCTCTAAGGGTGATGACGACTGTATCGTGGCAATTTGCCTCCCTGTTGACAACGAAATAGGCTCCAGAGTGCATCCCGTTTGGACCATCTGGAAAAATAAGCTCTCCCTTACCAGTTAGTGTCCACTCGAATGGAATACATCCACCCTTAACGTCAGGGATCGCGTAAAGTGGGGCTCTGTCATATGGGCTGAGTAAGGAGTAAAGCCTAAGTTCAGACTGTGGTAAAGTTATTGGCATCTTGCATATTTTTGTATCACCATAGAACATAAATGGCTCGCAGACACCAAAATCCTCCCACCAAATTTCAACCTTTCTTAAATCTGCATCCTTTAAACAACAATCTACATCTATTTTCTGTTGCTGGCTACACAATTCAACCATGCTCTCGTCTTTTACGATTGCCTTTAAAAGCATTATACCGAGGCCGGTTCTTGAGTATTCAGATTCATCCCCTGACTCTGTATATGCCTTCCAAACAATGTATTTTCCGTTACTATCCTCACCCTGCTCAAGCAATTCTCCCCACGCTGGAGAAGATAGCGAGTATACTGTATGGTTGTTTAACTCTTCATTTCCAGTGACAGGATTAGTATAATGTCTCGATTCTTCAGGTTCGGTGTATGTAAACGTGAATTCCCAGGAGACATCCTTACAGTTTGGGCAGTTTTTAACCTCTAACGTGTAGTATGTTTTAAAGTAGTCTACCCCAACTACCTCATTTGGTGCAACGCTTAACGGATTCCTCATTGGTGGAACGGCACCCGGAAATTCAATGAACGTAATAGTACATTCTTTTTTGGCTCCAATGATACCACCAACACCAAATGTCGAAAAACTTGTATCTATGTTAACAAAATCTTGAGCAACACTGGTAATAGGGTTGATGTATGACCACGCTGTAATGATAACCGTTCCGTAAGCGTCAGTGAAGAACCTGGTCATTCGAAGCTGGCCGAGGTTCCGAAACGTCATTAGATTCTTTAGCTCATATAGAAGCTTGTTTGCTTCTCCACGAAAAGAATCTACGTATGTATACGATGAGTCTTGTACGCGTGAAAGATTTGTTCCTGGATATCTATATTCAGGGTTAACCATTATCTGAGCTTTTTGCGAATCGATTCAATCATTATACCAACTTGTTCAATATTAAAATTAGATCCAGACATGTTTTCGATAACCATGGTGTAGAATCTACCCTTGAGTCCACGACCACATTTTAGCTTTTCTTCCCGAACATTATCTGCTACGAGTTGGGTTTGAGATACGGAGGTTATATCTTCATTTTCGTCAGCAAGAAATGTAACCTGGATGTGACCATCGGATCTGAAGGTTAACCATGAATCGCGGAGATACTTGATAGTTCCATCACCAAAGTTCATAGACCCGGTTTTTATCTTGGAGATGATATCACGTGTAAGGTTATCTTTGCCACCACCAAGTTTGTATATACCATGATTATTCACACCGTAATATGAACCGTTGAAATAAGCCAGGCTATCGAAGTTGAAATTGCTATACGTAGATATAGCCTGGTTATTGATGTTCATTGCAATACCACGGTATACCTTCGAGATCGGGACAAGCGTACCAAATCCCGAGTATATTGGTACGGGAAGCGTTACCGACCCAACACCGTGTCCAGGTGTGATTGTGTTGATAACAAACTGGGGGATGGTAAATGTACCTGTCCCCCGAAGAAGGATTTGACCACCAGAGACTTCTACTACCGGAACATTGAAGATACCTGTTCCAAGCACACCAGCATATCCGTGTGCTGTGACAGAAGGTACAGGAACGCGAAACAAACCTACGGGAGCTTCACATCTTCCGGTTCCATATGCGACCGGGATTGGGATGGAAAACGGCCCACCGGTTGTGTACCCAGCACCGGACACCTCAAATATAGGAATATTAAACACGCCGGATGGTTTATCAGCGCCAAGTACGATAGGTATCGGTAACTGAAAAACTCCAACGCCATTAACAGCCATACTTTATCCTCCGATTTTGTTGGCGAATAAAATATTATTCGGCTGGTAATGAAATAGAAAACGTATCAATCGTAAGGGTGGTAGCCGCTACCAAACTCGTGGTTGATAGGTTAAGCTCTGCTCCGGACGTTGAAACTGCACCCTGAAACCTTATTGGTGTCGAGGAATCGGTCCCATCGTCTTCTGGCTTTACAATACGGAAGTACCCGGCAACACCTGACGTTGCTATAAGGCCAGACCACGTATCCGTACCCTTTGACATTGCTCCGGAAGATGGAAGCGCAAAAAAGAGCGTATCAACCCTTGCTTCAACGTCAAGCTCAAGCGGTGTAACCGTAATGTCACCTGTATTGTCAGCGATGACAATATCATCACCAGCCATTGTACACCTTACGATAATTTCGTGAGATGCCACAACACCTGGGGATGCCTTAACAAATCCAAGATCGTTAATTACCTGGATTATGTCAAGCAGAACACCCTCTGCCGTTTGGTCTGGTGTGTTGGTATACGTATAAGCGACTGCTCCGGCACTATTGTGGTTAATGGTAAACTTACATGTATTACCAGTTGCGTGGTCTCCGTCAAGTGTCATCTTCCACGTATTGTAAATTGATCGCTCACCAAGCAATCCATTATTCCAGTATCCACCAGTTACGGTTCCGCTTGACTTTGTAACGGTAGCCAATAATACGCCGGTTACCGCATCGTCTGCTTCTGCAGGTGCAGACCCAGAATAGATTTTCATTACACAATCCTGAAGTGCTTCGCGCATCGATCCATACCCAAGCATCCAGTTCCTAAGTCCCGTGCTCAACCTTTCACTCATTTGTAAACCTCCTTTAGCCTAATCCTTCTGCTGACGTTTTTGTTATTTTGACCTCACCCGTAGCGCCACCCATACCTGGAATGAGTGGACAAACGGCGAGGTACTGCTGATACCCATGATCATATTTTAAGATGGCGGTTCCCGTGTCAAGATCTTCCGTAGCAAATAACCCTTTCTGGCACTGTATTACAAGACCACCAGGTAACCCCCTGTATACCGATCCAGTCATGGATGACAACCAGTATGCTACACGACCAGTAACACCACGTCCGATGTCATCATCCTTAATAATAATGGATGTCCCCTCTGTCGCGCCCTCACCATCACCCGAAACCTGCATCTGCGTAAAGTCCGTGTTTGGATCGGAACCCTTTTGAAAGAACACGGCGTTTTTGGTTCCAACATATATACCGTCAAGTACAGCCTTAACCATGGTGATTCTATCCGGAAACGCGATAACGTTTCTACGCTTATCCATCTGGGTAAGAATTGCTGCATCAGAATACATTAAATTATGTCCATTCGCAGCGTATAGTCTGCTATTGTAAAACTCCAGGCATTGACCACCAATCATTTTTATCTTAAATGATAATGCCGGATTTTGCATCATTACAATATTTCCGTTAACCTTTAACCTGATGGTTGGTAGAGATGGTTCCGGAAACGGATATGGAAGCCCATCGAACACATACCCGATTATAGATCCGTTCGAGAAGTACGCTGTACCATTTACGTCTACATAGCACATACGGTCAGTTGGATCGATATCTGTTATCAGCGTTTCGGGTGCATGATCTGTACTAAGCTTCTTCAGTGTAGTTCCATCTACGTACAGGAATATGTCGCCATTCGACCATATGCTGTGTTTGTCTGAGCCGCTCACGACAAGCTCTTCGTCACCCTCTCTGCGGTGTGGCTTGTTTTCGTCGTCAATATCTATGTTATCGCATTCGTATAGGAATATTCCATTACCCTTGATTCTGTCAGAGAATAGGTTGGATGTATTATCGATACCGAGAATTTTCTTAAACCTGATGAGATATTCAGTCATTTATTCCTTCTTTACTTCTGATTTAATTTGTTCATCAATTTTTATCAGAATCAGGTTCTTAAGCGACATCATCGCAAACTGACTCAACCGATTTCCAAGTTCTTCTTGTGCAAATTGATTTAAAATATTCTCGATGTTCTTTTTAAGTTCGTCCATAAGGTCTCCTATGCTGCTTCAAAGATCAATCCATCTCCATCATCATTCAGCCGGACTCGTTTTGTTACTGTTCCGGCGGAGTTTTTAAGAATGACTCCCTTGCCAGCCGTTAAGAAATTAATGTCTCCAATTAAGTTTAAAATTCCACCAGAATAATAGGATATATTCGTGCCATTCCACGACTTAAAATAAATGGCATCACTGTGGAGCATCATATTTCCCGCAGAATCAAACCTGAATTTTGCATTCCAATAATTTCCGGGATTAATATCAAAAGTTGTAAGTTCATCCACTGTATAAAAACCCTGCAAATATAAGTACGGAATTTCAGATTTTCCTAAACGGGTGCGGAAGAAATAAATTGTGTCTGAAGCTGCTGGCCTGATTCTCATATTGTCAGAATTTGTCGGATACACAATTTCTAATCCAGCGGAATGACTTACTGTAATTCCTGCGTTCACCCTTAGTGGATTCTGAGACCCGAAGATTGAGGTAAGATTCTGAGTTGCCGGTATGTAAATCCCGATGTTTTCAGTGGCAGCACTCAGACCCAATATGGCTGGATCAACATAGCCATTGATAATGATTTCACTACTTGAGTTTGTGTCCATCCTAATAGCCGCGAGCGATGTAACCCCTGCATCATAAAAAGAATTTCCCAATAGGAGATTGTTGACACTTTGATCTAAGAAAATTCCGTAGACATAGTTTGCCATTTCAACTGTATTAGAGTGAATATAATTTCCCATGTCGTAACTTAGAGATGCAGCAATTCCATCAAATGTAATTGCTCCGTCAGTCGCCCCACCTCCGCATCCGGTCCAAAACGTGTTCCCAGATATCAAGTTTGCATTAGCCCAAACTCTTCCGTAAACACCCTTCCTAATATTGTTAAAATAATTGTCTTGAATAACCGTACCGTATCCCTGAAATCCAGTACCAGTAGTTATTCCTCCAAGGATAATGGCATCCTGGACTGGAGTATTTTGAGTCTTACCCCAAAACGTGCTATCATGAATTTTTAAAGTTGTGTTAGTTGTATAAATAAATGGCTGAGTTCCGTCGGTATCGTCATATAAGGTGCAACCATAAACTTCCAATACCCCTATTCCAGTAGTTTGGATTTTAGGGCCACCCGCATAAGTCATCCTCAAAATAGTACCACCATATGGAACCGTCAGGCTTCCCATTGCTTGTATGAAATTTCCAGCTCCAATTATTTTAATGGATCGTTGTTTCGGAGGAGTGGCACCATTATTAGGAAGAACAAGTTGCCCTGCGATATATGATGATCCACATGGAGCCATGATTGCCAAACCAGTTGCTTCTGCTTCTGCTAAGGTGTCATTCCATGCGTCAGTGTCATCTGTCACGTTATCAAACGTAACCCCATGCTTACGAGGATCTAAAAATAAACCACCGACACTCAATCTGTTTAATCTCTCATTTGCTTCATCAAAATAAGCATTTGCCCCAAAATAGATTTTCCCTTTGGTGGCATGGGAGGTAGACTTAAGAAGTAAATCTCCGCCGCTTGCTTCTGCTCCATAAATGATCTTCCCCTGCATATATAGGTCTTTTGTGCGCTTATAGAGTTCTGTGTCAATGGAACCCATAAGCGTAACCCATTCATCCCAGTATGGTCTCTGTCCCTTATTAAATATATCCCAGTTATAGTTTGTAGTTTTTGTTCCCATTATTAATCGATACCATATGTGTATGAATTTCCAAGCGTTATATCACCCAAGCCAAATGGCCCCTCACCAAATTCATCGAGTCCGAAACCGTGCAGTGTAAGCGAATTCCTATCATATGGAAGTTCTTGAACATCATTTATTAGATCTTTTTGGGTAGTATGCTCCATTATAGTGTACCAAGGTGTGGTGATCCCTGTAATTCATTACCACTCGTTAAGATTAGCATCCTTAATCGTAAATCATCCTTGAACTGCTGGAAGATACCAGCGTGTCGAGCTGAAAGTTCTGCGTCGTATGTCTCTGAATCTCGCTTCATGTACGCGTACTTTGCTATACCATTCATTAGTCCGTGATGATCGGATGCGTCTATTTCCGGTGTAGGTGGGATTGCCAGTTCGAGATCGTTTGGAACATATGGTACGAGTGGTAACCGAGCTACACGAAGGATAGCTGCGTCTCGTTCAAGTTGAATCAGCGCACTCGTTAACGCTTCGTCTACCAGGGCTTCGACCGTAACAATACTCGTAGCACCAACACTGTCCACCGTGAACGTTCCATTGTTAGATGTTGTTCCTGAGATTGCGAAACTATCACCGGCAGAGAAGTCAGACGTAGAAACCGCAGTGGATATGGTTTTGCTGGCAGAATCGAATGATATATCGGATGCACCAAGAATGTATCCCTCATCGTCGTACTTAGGGTAGGCAGAAAACTTACGGTGTGTACTATCCATCACGAGAAGGTATGGTGTACCGGTAGATGCTCTCCAGTTGTACATACCAGACATGTATGCTTCTGTCTTCTTACGTAGTGGATGACCGTTGCTCTCCAGTCGAGCGTCGAATACGTTTACGATCTTGGCGTGTAGAGAGTGAAGCGTTTGGTACGCTAATAGTGGAACACGACACACAGCGGTTGTTTCTGAATCAATAATACACCAGGTGTCACGGGCGAGTTCGTCATATGCACGGTTGAGACACGTAATGAGTCCGAGGTCTGTCCATAGGTACGGACGTACTGTGTCGTCAAGGATATCACTACGGGTATTGTCGATAATCTCTTTTATGTTCATGTTCCCTGGTTCCCATAGATGTGACGTGTTAATTCATAAAAGTTTCGAACATCCTGCGCGGAATGACAATCACTATACACAAGAACGTCATACAGAATTCCGTTAAAATAGTACGTTCCGTCTGAATACCGTCCGAGATCGGTTAGGGTTTGGTTGTCGTTCACGGGAAGTGTTTGCGTAGCACAGATCTGCAAACCATCCTGGTAAAATGTAACCTGGTCGAGAAGCCTGGTAACGCTGAATAGAGTGTTTCTGGTAGTTGTGTCAACACCATTATGTGAAACCGCAACAACACTTCCAGCCGCCGCGCTGTAGCTTACCGTTGTATCTGTTATTTTTAGTCCATGATAATCTGCGGTACCCCCGTGGATGACCGGCGTGTCGTCGGTACTTGTGCGTTTAAGCCAGTAGTGTAGGGTGTGAGTTTTAGTTAATGTGATAGATGGATGAACAATTCTGTCATCTACTCCATTGAAGTACCAACCAATGCACTCGCTTGGGATTATGCTGTGGATTGACCAGCTTGTTATCGTATTCGGATTAAATCCACTCTCCACGCTCTCCCACGCCCTCGTTGTGCCATTGAGGGAGGACACCACATGAAGGCCGATGGCGGGAGGGTCGGTGACACGCTTGAGAATTGCATTATCTATTGTTCCAGTAAAAACATTTCCATAAACCAAAATATAATTATCACTACCTGCGAATGCCGTCTGATATCCTGTGTAGTTTGCTGGAATACTTTGATAGTCTATTACAATTACCCCATTCAGTGTAAGTGCTTCTGATCCAGCGGCACGTGAAATTAAGTCCAACGTTACTTTATATAATCCGCCTACAGACCAACTAATCACTTGAAATATAGATCCACTTCCCGCACAAACACCAACTCCTCCACTTACCGTCCATACTGCTTCTTTTATCCAAGCAGTTCCAGGCGGTTCAGCGGAAGCAAAATTTCCATTCGTTACTAACTCATCCCCCAACGTCTCCCCTGCCCCAACTCCAGCAAGGTAGCCGGTGGCGATTTTACCGGCACCGTCAACGACTACAACCCGGTTTGGAGTATAACCTAAATCTGTTCCGGCGAGGGATGATAGATCAATACTGCTCCAGAAGAAGGCGTTGGTGGCGGTGAAGTCACCATAATTATACGTAGCGCCAAGCTGTGTAAGGCTGGGATTACCCGGGTACGGAACACATCCAGACACAACCCCATCATTATGGTTCCCGCTTATGTCCCACATCTTCTGTGTATTAGAACCATACTTATACAGTGGTAGGTACAGCTTACACTCCGGGGTAATCGGATACGGTTGCCAATGTTTAGAAATAACAGGTCGCATTTTACCCCCTATCGAACCATAAGGGTTAGATAATCTGTACCACCGGTTCCACCGGCAGCGCCGGATAATGTAATTCTGAACGTGTACACTCCGTCGAGTTCGATATCAACTGGTACTGAATAGTTATCAGCATCAGCATGTGCAGAACCTGTGAATATCGTAACGCTGTTCTCGTCTATGATAGACAGGGTACGCGTTCTGTTTCCGGTCGAATCGTAACATTCAAGAATATACCGGGTCAGGATGTTTCCATCTACAGCGTACGTAGCGTCGAACGTGGTTCCGGTTGCGGCAATCGCGTATGCCTGCCTCGGGAATTTACCACAACTTCTGTGTGCAAAGCGCCTCATGTTACCTCCGAAATGAAAAAGGGAAAGAAGGATTTTATTACCTTCCTTCCCCTATTTTTGTTATTTGCTAACCAATGCAATATGGTCTATTCGTACATTAAGTGGTGATGGCAGCTGCACCACCAGCTTGACCATCTCTATTGTCAACAAATGTAATGTTTGCAGTACCGCCATTTAGACCTTGACCCGTAGCAACAGCACATCTGTTATTAATAACACCACAGGCAACGCCTGCTTCAATGGCTACGGTGATAGTGGCACCACCAACTGCATCTGTTCCTCCGGACTCAGAGATATAGTTATCCTTGACTAATCCGCCAAGACCAGTATGCAAAATCCCGTAATCCCAAACAAGACCATCACCAAAAGCAATGATGTCATTGTTGGAAACAGTTACTGCAGTCGTTGCAGCATTACCAATGTAAATGCATGCACGTCCACCCGTTCCAGCCCATTGAACAAACTTGTTGTGATGGATGGAACCCCAACTGGCACCTGAACCGAAATTAACACAATCTATACCAGCCGAACCAGACCATTTGAAAAGGTTATTGTGAGTGTTTGTCCAACCAATACCTGCTGGAATATTTATTGCAGAATATCCAATCTTGTTCTCAATCTGAAATCCTGCCACTTCGCAAAAGGCATTATGTGTGATGGTGGTATAATTACCATCTTGCCTAAGAATGACAGCACCTGGTGTACCAACATCCATATTACCACCATTCTGACCCATTAGGTGAACAGATGATTTACCGGATAAACTCAAAGCAGCCGTTAAGGCATATGTTCCAGTTCCGACAATAACATAATCATTTCTTCCGCCCTTACAAGCCGCTATGGCTGCAGCAATACCATCACCGGTTCCAGCGTCAGAATAAACAGACTTAGATCCATCCGGATATAGAAACATATGACTTGATACAAATCTGTTATAGAACGTTTTTGACGATTGAATTACCCAATAGACATTACCTACATCATACCCGTATGTTTGATATAACATATCGCGTACTCTTTCATTATAACATTTTTGCCATGCCATAATACATCTCCTTATAATTCACGCCTTCCTCGCGAGCTAAGGCCGTTACTGGGATTGGAAATTAATCCATTCCGTATAATTGTTATGCTTCGTACAGTTTGTGCTGTTCTGCACCCTACTGATCAAATTGTTATGCTGCCTGCGTTACAAGTGTAAACACGCAAGAGTCCTTTGTACCCTTGTTACAGTACAATCCACCCGTACCCGTAGCAACATCTGTGTCAATAAACAAACATCCCTTTGCATACCCGTCAGCCGTATCGGTTGGAACGGTTGTGCCGGTAGCCAAAAGGATGTCACCGAGTGGATCTTCTAATAGTACAACTTCGTCGCTCGCAAAGTTAACACCATGACGAACACCAGTCAACTGTACCTTACCAAAGCGAACTTTTTCTCTAATACTCATAGACCACCTCTAAGATAGAAATTGGGAGCAGGGTCTATTCCCACGCTCCCATGATTAAATTAACCGGTAGCCTTGCTAAAAGGCATTGTGCAGATTGCGGCAACGGTAATTTTTGAGTTGTCGTTGGCACCCGCAATGGTCATCAGGATGTAATCATCAGCCGTGTAAAAATATCCGTTCATGCTGTTTGCACCGTTATTATCATCCACCAGCATCTGGAAAACCGTACCGTTTGTTCCACCGCTACCAATCGCGTTGGCGGTATCCATCCAAGAATCTGATGCAACACTGTCACCAAGCGTAAATGTGCTGGCTCCAATATCACCTTTTCTCTCAAGCCTTACCAAAACCTGAGTAACAAACGCACTCTTAGGAATCTTGATAAGCTTGCACGAATCACCAGATGTAATGTACGCTGTTCCAAGTGAACCCACGAAGCAGGTTTTAAAATCAACGATATTCTCGATGACAAAGAACCTGTTCTGTCCACCAGCGGGGTATGAATAAGATTGGCTTGCAACTACACTTTGAACTGTCATTGTTTAAACCCTCCATAAGATAAGAGATGGTACACCCAGATACTCTCTACCTGAATGCAACACCTTCTAAATTGTTAATTACTAAATTACGCATCTTCTGCGTTCACAAATTATGAACGAGGGTTAATGGTGAACACTAACCCCCGTCACGATTAAATGTTACTTGTAGCAGATCAATGCGCCGTAACCTTCAGGCTTGACCACTTTGTACCCATAAACCTGGAGCCCTCTCACGAGGTCTTCAAACGCAAATGGGTTTCGAAGTTTCTCTGTTTCCGTGATCTGGGTTGCAAACGTAATCGCCTGGTTAACCCCGAACAGAGAGTGGTAATAGGTTGTGGTTGAGTGATTCAGCAAGTTCGAGGAGTAAAGGGTGAACCTGTCGATCATTCCAAGGCGACCCATGCGAAGGGCTGGGTTACCTGAATCTCCAGAGAAGCTGGCATCCTTCAGGTCAGACTTTTTGATAAGTCCGGCCATCCAGGTGGGAATGACAAACCATCGACCCTGCTCCGGAACGTTCTGCTCGTCAAGCACGGTACCGCAGTCTACGATGTAATCGAGGACGTTAGCGTCTGTAACCTGAACGGGAGCGCCGGTTGTTCCAAGGTTGAAACTGGCAGACTTGACACCAGCCGTAAGACCAGTGTTAGAGGCGTGCATTCCAGCATAGATACCACTATCTGCAAAAAACGATGTCTCGATGCTGATCTTCATCTGCATCCCGGCATCATCGGTCCACTGATTTAACAGCGGTTGGTCTGTCTGAACCTTGATTACGTCATCAAGGGCAATCCTCCATCTCTTACCTTTATCAATAAGCATGGTAAGAGGGGTAGAGGTTGGTCGCTCGTAAGTGAAGCTATCACCAATGTTGTGATCCTCGATGGTTACGCTGGCGATTGACCGAAGGATGACCGTGTCACCCTGTTTCTTGATCATCCCCTCGTAGTCCGAGTTGGTGATTTTGGGAAGTAATGTGCTGTCGTACCATTTGACGATTACCTTACCCGCCCAAAGCTGGGGGATAAACTTCACGTCTCCGGTACTCGAATAATCTGGATGTCCTGGTGCATAAGGGAAAGTCATGATATTTTTCCTTTCTTTGTATCACGACCTTCCAATTTCGTCTATTTCACTCGACCCTCCGCTACGGCTTTTTCAATACGTTTTTCGTAAGCAAGCATTTCTACGTCCTTACCTTCGTATTTACCGTGCATCCGGTCTTCGTAAAACTTCGTGATCTCGTCGGTCGTGATTATTTCTGTGTTAGCCCTCCTCGGTGGAAGTGGGGGGGTTAAGGGTTTCGGTGGCGTTACAGGACCTGGCGTTACCATAGGTTTTGGCTTCGGTGTAGTCGCGGGTGGTGTATTACCATCATCTACTTGACTATGCTCGTTAGCAAAGTCTAAAAAGAATTTAGAGGTTGTCACAGCATCGAATTCCTTGATCGCCTTCTCAATTAGGGCTCTTTTTGGAATGTTTGTATACGGTGCTGGTGTGTTTAACCATTTTGAAAACTCAGGGTCTACGTCTACGGTTCTCCAACCATCAACGTTGTCATCGAGATATCTTTGAAACGATGTTTTAGCGGAGGCCTTGCTTTGTTCGGCAACACCCTTTACTTCGCTTTCCACCCTTTCGATCCTACCGGTAGCCTCTGCGATTGCAGCGGCGTTGGATTTCTTAAACATCGGCAAAAGAGAGTTCCATAGTTCTGGAAATTCTTTTTTGATGTACAAAGCGTCTGGATCTTTTTCAGGATCATACCCTCCAACCTGTTTGGTACTGGCTGGTAACGTCTCACCCATTTCAAGTCTTTCCAATCTTGAGGTAAGGTCTCTAACCTGTCCCTGAAGTTGACCGCGCTCATATTCGAGAGCAATCACACGATCAGAAGCTTCCTTCCCGGAGTTACGAACCTCCTTGAGTTCCTTGTTGTACTTACCCTGAAGTACCTTGTATTTATGCTCAAAGTCTTCGGATGAACCAAGTGATTCTATCGGTTGAGGTGTGGGTGGCGTAGCCGGAGGTTCCGTTGGGGGAACGTCTGGCGATGGTGTAACTGGTGGTTCAGTAGGGGGTGATTCAACCGGAGGTGTTTCTGTCGGTGGCGTAGCTGGAGTCTCTACTGGTGATTCAGACGGTGTAGTCGGAACTACCGGTGGTGTCTCTGCTGGCGCAACCGGAGGTGTCTCACCAGGTTTAAACAGCGCATCCTCCATTTTCTGTGTTTCCTTACGTATCGCTTCGATATCTATGGCGTTCATATTTCCTCCCGGGAGCCCGTTACGCCAGGGTAATCCCATTTTTAGATTTCATTATAGCCTACAAGATAGGTGTTATAATGATGAAGATGGTGAACTATAGCACATAATTGTCATATATGGCAATTAGTGACAAAAAGTGTACATTAAAATGCTGTTGAAGCCGGAGCATTCTGAATATCCTTAGATGTCTTTTCGAGATCTGACAAAATGCCCATAGGGTCTTCGAATGAATTTGTAAGAACGTCTAAGCAGATGGCGATTCCACGGTATGTGTCCATACGAGATCCTGCGTTTACATCGTCAGTAGCAGGAACATAGTGAATAGATTCACTAACGTGTTCATCTCGTATCTTCTTGAATTCATTAAGAAACATCAACCATGCACCGCGGGTCTGCTCTGTGGACTGCAATATTGTGATGGATTTGAGTAAGTCAGCGGTTATATTGAACATATGTCCTCCATGTAGCGATGAGCATTACCGCGGGACAGAACCCTTTGGATAGCTCACCATCGTGATCAATTATTGTGTTGGCGGGGCTGCAGCAGGACCACCGCGCCCAGCCAGTAATTGTGCGGCACCACCTTGAGGTTCAATTCCTCCTGGGGCTAAGTTTCGACTCGCCACGGGAGGTGTTCCCCTGTTCGGTATCTCAACCGGAACTTCTGGTTGTCCTATCATCTGTCCACGCATTGCCTGGAGTCTTGGTAACGACCTTTCTGGATCGATGTCATGAGACTTAGCAACTTCACTCAGTAGATACCCACGACCTTCTGGTCCCATTAGCTGTAGGTCAACTGGATTGTTTGTCGCGTTCAAGAACTCCAACATACGTACCGCACGCTGTTCCTTTTCAAGTAGAGCCTGGGATCCAGTTGCTACCAGCTTGGCATCACCTATCTTATCCTTATATTTAGGATTGAGTGCAAGATGTTCATAGATGAACCCAACACTGCGGGATATCATATCTGTGTCAATACCCTTTATGATTCCACGTATCCCACGTGCAGCCTGGGTGATTAACATTGACAATCCGCTGGCCGTTGAGCCTCCACCACCAACATTCGGATCTCCATGTGCATACGCTGGTATACTCGATCGTTCGTCAGCGCCACGTTTAAAATCATTGAATACGTACAGTATTTCCTGTGCGTGCATTGCTGGTTGCCAGAATTCAATAGCCTTTCCGGTCTGCATTCCTGCACCGGTAGTCAACCACTTTTTCCACGGGATAATACGTGTGTCGCCGAGATCTCCACCCTTTAGTCGTGATGTATTGATTTCCACCTGTGGCCCACTACCCATGGCTACATTATTCACAACGGCACGAGCACAGGCGTTACACACGGTCTGCTCAGGTTCTATCAGTTCCGGTAGACCCTTACCCCACCAACCGTCCACATTCTCTTCGAAGTGAGCAATCGAGATCGGTTGACGACCAAGTGGATCTTCGTTGAGAACAGCCTTGATATAATGACTCCCAATGAACCAGATGTTTGATAGGAAATCGAAATCTTCTTTGTCTGCGGGGATGTCAATGCCAGCCTCTTTCAAGTCCTTACCACCCATCGGACCCATGTATAGAATACAGTCGATAACGCTTGAGTCATAGACGCTCTCTACGGTTTTCTTTTCACGAATCGCCTTTTCAACTTCAACGTATGTCCAGTCTCGAAGCTTACCAGCTTCCATTTCTGACAGTACAGCCAGTATCTCATCACTGTCAAATCCCTCAACACCTATCAACTTCTGCAGGTCAAGTTTGCGGTATTGAAGACGAACGAATACCCACCCACTATCTGGACCATTTGAACTCTTCTGTGGGTATACATGAAAGGGAGATACACGTTCAAACTCATTAGTAACAACGTCCTGTGCGGTAACTCCACCATCATCTGTTGCGATCAATGTCTTCTTGTTACGCTTGAACGGACCAAGCATGATGCCGGTACCGAGAGATATCGTATCGGGAATGGTTGAATCAAGTGCGTTATACCATCCACCGTCAACAAGCTTGTCATCAACTTCTTTCTCCATCTCACCGCATCGTTCCCAGACTTCGCTCTTAACCTCAGATTTAACCTTATTCTGGAGATCCGGCATCGTTGCCTGAATCTCTGCAATGGCAGATGGCATATCAACCGTAACACCAGCGGCCTGAGCTTTCATCTGGATGGATCGTAGGGTTTCGGATACGAACGATTGCTGGACCTGGGAGATAAGATCTTTCGACACATCTGGAACCGGGGTAGGCTTAACACCCCATGGACGCTGTGATAGAGCATCCCGAACCCAGGCCTTGGCATGACGAAACTTTGACTCGGTGATACCTATGAATACCTCGCTACCACTTATCTCACGAATAGCTGCCAGCTTCTGCTGTTCGTACACGCGATTTATCTGGTCAAGGTTTTTAAAGAACTGAGTCTCCACATCTATTTTATTGCGAACAGAGCTTTCCCACCTATTTCTTAATACAGACATGAGATGGTAGTTAAGTTTTGTTCCCTCGGTGGCAGCAGCCTCAGCTTCTTGATCCATAGCGATAGACGCTCTCTCTTCATCTAAAAGCTGGTCGTTTGACTTCATCTGAACTATTCCGTTTACCATTTAGATCTCCTATGTAAAAGCAGCCCACGCGTTCGGACGTGTTAGTATTGAGCTTTTCTGACCATACATGTCTAATGAACCAGGTGATAGTAATGTCAATGCATCCTCAACAGCCATACATGCGTATTGCAGGGCATCGTGTCCATGGCTCACCAGGTTTTTCTCGGGCTTGTCGGTGTACCTTTCCTGACCTACTAATTGTAATCTACGCATGCGGTATTCGCCACGAAACCCCTTGATGATAAGTGGACACCCAGGATCGATAAGCATTCCGAACCTGTTACCACCTATGTATTTCTTAAGAAAACTCTCAACCGAGTTTAATCGTGGTGATAACGCGTTTGACCGTGCCGGGGTAGCCTGGATACCGAATGCCTCGCTGATTTCCTGGAATGTGTTGCGATCATCTGTGTCACTTGCTTTAACACCAGCAGGATCACCGGTTAGAATGAGCTTGGCACCCGGGTAGGTAGAAAGTACAAACGGCTTGACTATCTCACGAACGAGGGTACGGGTGCCAGTGTCTGTCATTATGAATTCGTGGAGCACACGAAACTGACCAATCGGGAGGTACTGACAGATAACAGCAGCCTGGTCACGACCTGTATTGTCGAAGCCTATAATGAGGGGGTACCCTGGATCAGCCTTGATTTTATCCTTAGATATATGCTTGTCGTCATCAAACATCATGTAGACAGGCTTACCATCAGAGACGTAGCCGTACTCACCATCGGCGAATACACGGATAAAGTCCTTGTCCATGCCTGCGGTTAGGGTGGCGTAGTAGCCTATCGGGAGATTGGGAAGATTTTCTGCGTTAGGTCCTCGACCGCTTGGTTGACGAAACAGCTTGACAAACGGAATTCCGTGTGATATATTACATTTAGGACATTGGTCATTAATAAATAAAACTATTCCACCCTGTGCATCACGGCACTTAGGACAATATACTGGTCTATCTACTTCAAATAGCTTGTATAACCAATGATCCGTGTCGGGGGCATTTGAATCAAAAAGCATTCCAGACCAGGTAGCTCCACCCATGTTTTTTGGAGGAAACCTTCCAACTCTTCCCCTCATGATATCAACAATACGTTTCGGAATCTCCTTAACCTCGTTGAACCATGCCCCAGTTAATTCAAGGCTTAGAAGGTTCCTCACATCCTTAATTTTGTCCAAGGCCCTAAAATGAAACCAAGCCTCAATCGGATATCCATCTGGAGACTTTACTTTATTTATAACAAAGTCCCAATCGCTTTTGTTATATTCCCCAAGCTCTTCCATCCAGTTGAAAAATGTAGGAATGGTTGTATCACGTAGTTGAGGCATACTATTACGCACTATTCCCCAACGTGAATGTTTAACACCATCTGGACCAGGTGCCTGTTGACAGGCAAGTTGATAAAGTTTAATCACACACGCAGAAGACTTGCCCGACCCAAAAGGGCCAAAGACGGAAGATATGAATGATCTATCTTCGTAAAACTTTTTAAGCGTAGGAACAGATGCGAAAGAATATGTCTTAATGGTCATATAATTTATTTTATCACCACATTAACCAGTTTCTATCAGCTATCCATCTCCACGCACGAACGTACCATGGCTTCAGTATAGACTTCCCGTTGATCTTTGGTATGTTTTTACAATGCAGGATAATTTTACCAACCGAAGAATATGGTGGTCCAAGTTTTATCGAAGTTGTTTTCATGCGTTATGGAATCTCAAGGTGGATTTCTTTTCTTCGTTTATATAACACGTATATTTTATCAGCATGAGGAACTACAAGCGGTGGTATATCAATGCCACCAGGAATATCTTGTAATAATAATTCTGCCCACGCTTTTGATCCCATGATTAGATAGGCACCAGGATCTGCTGACATTAAATATTGTTTAATAATGTCGAAAGTAGCATACGAACCAGTAATACCATATGTACCAGGATCTGTGTTAAGCAGGTGTTGTGCCAAGGCGGAAATGTCAGCACCAGTGAGAACGTGTGCTCCAGGGTTTGCCAGTAACATCCGTTCGGCAACAGTAGAAGCATTTACTCCAGTAATGGAATACACGCTACTTTCTACGTTAAAAATACGATTCGAAGCGAGAAGCGCATCTGCTCCTGAAATATCATACGCTCCTGGACTTAAAGAGATAAAATATCCGCCAGTTTCCTGAAGCAGTGTAGCATCAAAACCTACCAGGGTATAATTTCCTGGAGATGATATGATGGTGAATCCACGACCCAATATAGTATCTGTTCCAGTTATTAGATATACGCCTGGTTCAGAACTAATGATCCTCCCTGTTAGCGGTGAAGAAGCGAATCCGGTAATAGGATAATTACCAATGCCTGCATTAATCATCCTGGCAATAAGATTGATTGTATTAACACCAGATATAGAATATGCACCAGGAGACAATACAATATTGTATCCACGGCTAAGAATATTATCTATTCCGGTAATACCATAGTTACCAGATGGTACGGAAATGGTTCTGCCAGCCAACGCAGATGTCGTTACTCCAGATATGATATATGCTCCCGGATCGGCTGATATGCTATACTGTGGTAATCCTGAAACTGGAAAAAGTAATAAGAGACTCATTTACTACTCTACGGTAAAATATATAAGGGCTCCGGTTAGCCCAACCGTTCCTGAAGCACCCTGTTTAAGAAGTATTCCCTGGTTTTGTCTAAGAACAATTTCAACCACCTTATCGCTTATCACTGGAAGTTGGTTAAGGTATGCCATAATTCCAGCCGTGGCATTTGTCTCATCATTGTTAAAGTATGATCTATAATAAATGTATGATTCGGTTGCTCCACCGGTAGCACCAGACCTTGCTGTAATGTCAGCATCAAGAGCCGTCTGGTTTGTATCAAGTGGTCTTGGAGTTTCTGCAGTACCGCCTGTGCCAACCGCACTTGTTCTTATTGTCTGAAACTCAATGGAAACTCCAGTAATCGTAGTCAACGTTGGTATAATCCAAATCCCCTGTATTCTTACTATCTTTGAAGCATCAGCGTTAAATAGGTCAGCCACCCTTCTGTTTGCTGCATTTGTAGCGGGAGTAAAAAAACATAAAAATCCATCCCTGCTCCCCTTAATATGACCAGAATAGTCAGCCTCCATCATAACCTGATATTCTTTACTATCAACTAACTGCGTTGCGACAGTTGCACCCGTTCCAGGAGTTACCAAAATAGAGTCATTTGGTAATGTCATATTATCCCCCTAATTTATTTCCAAGCAGTCCAAGCATTCCAATATCTACAGATAGCTCAAAATGACGACACCCACAAATTTTACACTTCATCACCCGAAGGTCTGACTTGTCGTTTTGCTGTAATTCGAGGTTTTCCAATCTCTGACAACACTCTTTGCGTTGATCACCCTGTATCATAATCTCCTCCAGATAAAATTACGTAAGCGTTAGAATTGTTCCAGACGTATCTGAACCGTTGAACTTCACGCTAAAGGTTTCTCCAACCTGAAGTATCAGCCCCTGTCCGTAGTCCCAGGATGAGATAAGAGGATCGGCGGGAGCAGATGGCGTATCATCGTAAAGAATTACGTAACGAAACTGTGCCATGGGAGCAGTTACGCACGTCCACACCTGTTTTGTACCGGTAAGCGTAAATGTACCACCAGACCTTGAACCGGAGTTTAATCCACCCGTAAGTGGAAGTCCACCGGTAGTATATCCGTTCCCGTTAGCAATTTGAGTTACCTGCGATAACGTCTGTACGGTTACAGCCACATCTCCACTTGTATTTGAAAGCACTACACGCAAACTATCACAGTTGCTACCAGGTGTATCTCCAAGCAGATCAAGAACCTTGTTCATTAGATTTTCAACAAAAACATCATACTTCACATAGGTCGCCATTCCACTACCTCCTTACATAGAACATACCATTATTTAAAATAATAAAGGGTTACATAAATCGTATACCCGCTTTCTCCGCCATGGGCACCGCTCAATTCTGCAGAAAAAGACTCCTTCTCTATAAGCGGACACTGGAAGTCTGATACGATATGCGTTACACCCTTTGCAAGACCCGCAAAAGAATATACCACCTCATCTTCATCATCCAATACGTTGATTGTAGTAGTAACGTCATTTTCGTAGTCAGGGATAACAATCTTAGCAAAAAACACAGTACCCTGATGTACTCCCTTATTGGATGATATTTTCACGGATGTTCCCGTTGTTTCATCCGGAGCTATGGTGATAGATGTTTTGGGTGTCTTATATGCCATTCACTTTATCCATATGTAATATTTCCCCGGGAGCACCGTGTGATTAATCGAGCCAATCAGCGTCTGCGATATCATCTGTGCCATGCACGTTAATAGTCGCTCCCGGGGTCTTGCTATCCTCCGAATCCATCCGGTGTCCAAACCTGCTTGTCAGATCCGAGACCGAGTACACGCGTTTCGTAGATTTTGCCGAGCGCACGGATCAGAACCTGAACCACAAGCTTAGCGTCCATGGATGTTTCAAGGTTAACCTTACCGTTATGGACGATGATGTCTACACGTCCGTTTAGTGTTGACATAAACTCCTCCCTACGTGATGATTATAAGGTAGTGGTTAAATCTTCTCTGATGCGTCTTTTACCGCTTCTGAAACTTTATCCGAATATTTTTCCACTGCACCGGATACCTTCTCTGCGATTTGCTTTTTCTTCCCCAACCCGTAACCAACCGCTACGCCTGCAGGAACGAGAATAATCAATGCGATAATCAATATTGTAATAGCCATGATAGACCTCCTTTTAATTATGTTTAATTGTTAAATATATTGGGGTGGCCGGTCGAACTCGCATCGACTAAGAAACGGGCCACAGCCGTTCGCCTCGACTACTTCAGCATCGGCCACACTTGGTGGGACAGGATAGAATCGAACTATCTCAGCCGTAGGCTACGGGTTTACAGCCCGCGAGGTTCACCACGCTACCCAACTGTCCCTATTCTTTATTCCATCCACCTTTCGGTACAACCCCAGCTTCATGCATGTTAATAATTGTCCGCTGTGCCTTAGCCTTCTTCTTTGTGGTACCCTTGGCATGAACCGAGGTTGGAGTAGAAACGCGATACTTCCCACTTTTCAGTTTTCTGATCTTAACGGGCATCACACACACCTATTCAATAATCGCAAATCCACCACCTGCACCTTGTTTCTTGCGTCCATAGGCAGCGGTGGGTTTCTTTGACACGCTTTCCTGAGCGGCAGCAATTTCCTTTTCGGTGGGTTCGGTAGGCCCAAGCTTCTTCACGTGCTCCTTCAAAAAATCACCAGCGGCTTTAGTAGTATCATCCCAGTATCCCATATGTCCCTCCCTAACTATCCGTTATATTCAATTCGAAACGTTCCGCGTTTATCTGTGTTGCGTTACCAACCTTCGGAGAAGATCCACCACCATTACCAGACGTGTTGAAGTCGGTGATGTCTTTCAAGGTAGATATCAACTGCTTGAACTGACCGGGAGTCTTCCACGTGAACCCCCACATCTGCAACGCACTCATTAGCTGATCGCCACGCTCCTTATCCCCCATTTCAAGTCGATTCAGTTTCATCCTCTTAGAGATAAACATGAGTTCGTATAGAATGTCTGCTATCTCTTGAACCACCGCTACAAGCTTCCGTCGAACATCGTCAACCTGTTCCTTGGTGTCAGTAACAACCTTATCTGGTGGGTGAGACTCAACCGCATGGATACGGTGTTTCCACTTGAAGGCGCGTGAGATTAGCTGAATGTAGGATTTTGACTTGTTAAACTGCGTTGCTACCTTCTGTAGGGTTCTGGCTCTACCGAGTGATTCGTAATAATTGTAGTATTCTTGGTGATCAGGTTTTTCTATGGTAGGTAGGTTTGGCGTTCCACCTTCAGATATGGGCCTTCTCGACATGGTTTCTCCTTGTACAATATAGGAGAAACAACGTGGCATGTGTACAGAATTATTTACTTACGAAGCAGTTTCTGTTTGGCGGCGTAGACAACCTTACGCACGGAACTACGTTTAATTTTAAATAGTTTCGCGATTTCCTTACGATCAAAACCAGCCGCATCAAGAGTTAGTATCGCCTTTTCCCTATACGTAGGACTTCTGCGTGTTTTGTCGGTAGATAGATCATCGATAACCTTCCAGATGTCAAGTTCCGGAGACATTATGCCTGGGGATATTGCGAATCTCGGAGATGCGTTCACGTCTATGTTTAACGGAAAGTCCTTGCGTAACTGAGCCTCAAGCGCCGGGCATGGTTTGATGCACGAATCGCGGTCCTTACAACGTTTACAGTTTACAATTGTTTTCATTTAGGGTACCATTTGTTGTACTATTTTCTGCGCTTCCGGAGATGCTGGATTGATGATCCTGTGTTCACTATCAAGCGCTGAGAAAACGTGCTTGATTCTCGATCTCGGCAGGAACAGCGTACCACACCTCGTACACACGATAAACATCTCCATAATGTGTATAACCTTTCCACTATGTTCAAGCGCCATGTCCTTGCACGACTTCTGGCATGATGGACAAACATCTGTTACGCTGAACATACCAACGTTGTCAGGCATATATTACCCCCAAAGTCTTATGGCATCTGATAGTTCAAAGAATATTTTTCCATAATCAAGATGTCCAGATACATTCACTATCGCATCACGTATTGCTTCAGAATTTATACCGTGCAACTTTAGTAATGCACACATTGGAGCGTAATTGAACAGAGAAAACATCATCTTCGCTTCTTCTAACGATTCAAGTGTAATGTTTAATACAACCGGTTCAAACTTACGATCTCCAGCGTTACTTGTAACCTTCATAATATTACCCCCTATATTATATCTCCGTTTGAATTAATTTTACCATCCTCATACACAGCATGATCCCGCCTATACATCTCCAGGATAGCACACACCAAACAACCTATTCCAAGGGCTCTCATCCAGAACTTTCCGTTGAACCGCTTAAGTAGCCTATAAATAATGTAAGTAAAATGCCCTGCCGCTTCGGTTGCTTCCGTATGTTCCATTACGAATAATATATCACCTATAGACTTATCATATAATCTTCTATGTTCCTGCTTAATGTACGGCATCAACTAACTCCTGCACTGACTTAAAGACTGGTATTCCAAGCTGTTCAGCATGTTCTATTTCAATCCTTGTACCAATAGATGTTTCGTAATGGGAAGTAAGAACAACAGCATCACACGCAGCAAGCCAGTCTATTGAATATTGCTTAATCATTTCTTCTGAAATTTTCTCATTTTCTCTAAGGTTAACAAAAACAAGAAAATCTAAGGCTGGAATAAACGGGGAAAACCCTGCAAGCATCACCTCGATGCCAACCCGCACCATATCACGTACATTGTATATGTACTCAATTGCAGGATTTGGGTCCTTAATACCCTTTGGTGTTAATGGACCTGCGATATACACACGCTTAATTTGTTTCATTTTTAACCTCCTTACGCTTTCCTGATCCGTACTTTGCTTTCGGCATATCTGCAAACCCACGCTTCCTTGGTCCGCCTGGGTTCCCACGACCACGCTTTATGAGTTCCGTTGGAATGGGTGTTGCGTTAGAACTTAGCACAACATTGTCTATTAATTTATTATACTGTTGATTTATCTGTTCCTGCATTTCTGGAACACCCTTAATCTCAATCTGTGATGCCCCCCACTCAAACACAGTAGAATCATCAAACGTCTTAGTTACATTATCAATAACATCTATAGGTATAGGTTCTGATGTCTCATTGGGTATCACCTGTCCACATGTCGGACACACCTTCTGTCCGGACTCATTCTTTTCTATAACCCGCTCCACCCACAACTTACAGTCTATGGCCTTGTAGAACTCACCCTTATCGTCCTTGTTGATACGTCGCCTACCTGCACTACACGTATCGAATAGCGACTGCATGTGGCACGATGGGCATTGTTCAACCGGGTTGGTTGGTCGGTTCATTTAATACCTCATTATGATACACCTGAATCCACGTGCGCCTATCGATCAAAATACGTGATCCATTCGGACACGTTTTAACCACCTTAAGTAGATCGTTCTTCTTAAACGTGATTACCTTGCCGATGTCGCTGAACACGCGGTTGGTGGTGATGGGTTTACGTTTAATGTGGCTGATAATTGATGATATTAGCTTCATCCTACCACCACTCGTCGAAGCCCATGGCGGATTTCTGACATTGAACGTAGACTGGACGGTAGATTGGATACTTGATAACGGTAAATGCATATATAAACCTTAGAATTAAGTATTCCTTCGATGGATTTTGATATTCTCCTATCCAATCACCAAATGTAGGTACTCTGAATCCATCATACTCGAAGTGATCAATCCGTGGTGTTTCAACCATGGGCTTAACGATCCATTGATACCCCTTGGCTATGGTAGGTGGAAACAGCATGTATTTTAAGATAGTACCATCATCTGCAATAAGAAACAGTGATTCACCCTCAATCCTTTTCACCCTGTACCAACGATCCCAGCCTTCCTTCATAACCATGTCACCAACATTTATTCCCATATGTCCCTCCCCATATTCCACACGATTTGGCATAATATAACTATCTGCCTATTTATTTTATTTTCCCGGAACCACCTATCCTTATCCACTTTGCAACGATAACATCATGTCCGTTTTGTATACCGGTTACAAGAACAGATCTGTATTCTACCCGAAGTACACACTCACATTCGTGTTTGTAGGGACCCATGAGACCTATGGCCCATTCACGTGCATCACGTCTTGTTGTAAATATATGCCACCCACGCTTATAATGATTTGGGCCAGCAGAATAAATGGTGCCACCCTTATATGGTGCAAACTTATTCTCACGTAACCACCTATGCCTTGGTAATTCTACGCCATTATTAAAACACACAGGGAATAACCTATTTCTACTTTTCGTGTATACCTTGTACCCAACTCCCGTACAAATACTTCTATTTATTTTTTTATCAACAATATCCAAACACATATTACCCTCCACTCACAGACAGACCATCTATTGTCTCCCGTAACATCAATATCGTTCGCTCCAGATTCGGAAACAACCGCTTCAGCACCACCAATTGCTGGTTAAGTACGAGCTTAATCATGTGCAACGTAGGTTTTGCGGTCCAGGATCGGTGAGGTGACAATTTTATATCTCCATGTTAATAAAAATGTGGTAGCCAGTACCTACTCACCCACCTCCTCAACATACCAAATGTGCCGCCCCGGATACACTCTCACCCTCCCATCATCAAAATAGATATGGAAACACCCGTAATCGAAGTACCAATGCGTAACGTCCTCGTGAACGATATCCTGTGCGGTGCTGTCTTTGGGCCTCATTGTGATAATCATGGTATAAATACCTCCTTATGCTTTATGTTATTCTTTTTTAGAAAATACGAGGGTTCTCATGTCCTGTAAGTGCCGTTCTGTCGCAGCCAGCGACCCGGCTGAACCTGTTCCCTCTGTAGGACGAAGACCGGCAGTCCAAAGGTCGTCCATGAGTGTCTGTGCTTCACAATACCCTAACTTAAATGTATGGTTACAAATATCCCCCACCGTTCTTTCTTTCATCACTATGGGTTCTGCCGTGGAGTAGCCTTGCCTAATTAGAAATTCTACCCCGTTATACCAGGGAGCCATTGTTGCCCGTACTTCAAGTTTATTATCCATAGTTAACCCCTAATCTAAGAATATTGTGATAATAATTTTAACCAGCCAGTACCTTTTATTCCAGAACCCAGTCGTACAGCTTCTTGGCACCACCAAGAATGTCCTCGATGGCGGTTGGTGGCAATACATCACACCACTTATCGCTGGTAAATAGATCTGATGCAAGCCGTATACATTGAATCTTAACATCCTGTTTCTCTGTCATATCTACCTCCTGTGTGAAATTACAGTAAAACGTGAAATTGTAGGGTGGCCAGGACCCGGGAGCGAGGGAGAGAATCTACGATCGACATCGGCTTATATTAAGGGGGCACTTCCTGACTGCCCCTCCGGGTCCCGACCTATTATGGGATAGACTATACCATACCATATCTTGAATGTCAACCAAAATATCACAAAAGTGCTACTTCATATGTAATGAAGTGCAAGTTATCCCCAGAATTGGCCATGAAGGGTCACAATTAACGGCATATACTATAATGATAGGGAATATGAAGGTACCCGGAAGTGATGAAGAGTGATGAACTATGGTGAAGAGTGGTGAAAAGTGGTGAAGAGTTCACCACTCTGGTGAAAAGTGATGAGTTTCTCACCATACCGTTGAATTTCTCAACACCCCAATTGCCGTATTTGGCAATTCTACCCAATTCCTACATTCTTGACTGTTTTAGTATGGTATCCCGAACCGACATTTCACAACAGTATGTTATAATCCGGACATTTTGTCATAACATATTGTTATAATTAGTGACATTTTTTGGCATTTTGTATGCGTAAATTGTCACCTGGGTAACGGTGAGTTATATCAACGAGTTGGGTGTGGGTTATTATAGTTTTTCACAAGCGATGTGACGTTATTTGGCACTGTGGTTATAGATAGATGTTCGTATGATATGCCTATAATATGCCAGTAAGTCATATAAATACATGATATTATTTGTGTTATACGATTTTTTCAAAATAGTTGGCATGTTGGCTGAATGTTGGCATGGCATGTGCATCATAGGGGTTAACCTTAACGGAATTAAACCTTTAACAGGGTAAACGGAGGGCATTATGATTTGGCTAAAAGACTTTAGGGTAAACGGTATCGGATATTCATTGTTTAAACGTCTGAACCCGAAAGAGAATCAATGCGTGTTTGTGTTGATTCCGTCACGTGATACCACGGCTATAACCGGGGTTGATAGTGATAGTGAGATCGCTTTCGGGTAGTACGGGTTAACCCGGTCTTACCTGTTAATCTAAGACCGGGTTACTCAGTGATATCCTAAGCGGGAGGTCAGACAAAATGAGATACGAGATATCCCTATACGATTCTAAGGCTAAGGAATACGATAAGGTTGCTGTATTACCTGAGCGCAGAAGTAACCCAAAGAGAATAACGAACTCATCTATTAGGAGTTACATTAAGACAGTGTTAGGTGAAGAGTTCTGCCAGAAAAACCAATACTGCATGTTGATAGTAACGCACCATGAACGAAGGGAGCGCATGGTAACATGAATAACTTTGAACGAACCTATCTTGAATCAACAGAGACGGAACGTATTATGGGTTTTCACTGGTATCAAGATCAACACAATTATCTTAGGGATATGGCTGGGTATTTTGACGTGAGACTCAACGTAGTATGTGGGGTCACAGCGGCGCTGTCTCCCATGATAGCATGGAAGGAAAATTTAAACATGACCTATCACGTATTAAAGTTTAAGGGTAGGGTGCCGTCAAATATCAAGATGCCAGGGCTTAAGGGTAACATACGCAAGGCAATCAAGATATATCGGAATAAAAAGGTATTCCCATATTTAAACGGGCCAAAGGTAACACAGTTTTATCAGAATCTACTCAACCCGTTTGACAGTGAGTCTGTTACCATTGACACGTTTATGATAGCGTGTTATTATCAAGTTGATAAGTACGGGGTTAAGAAGTATTCGACTGAGAAATGGATTGAATTTCTAAAGGGTGAGATTAAAACGCTATCTGATAAGTATAATCTGTTACCATTGCAATTCCAGGCTATAGTATGGTTAGCGTATCATAGAGTTGTTGGGTCAATGGGAAGCTATGGGAGTCAGTTAAACCTAAAGGTATTCTAAGGGAGGTGAAATGTTATGGCCAAGAGAAATGAAATATGGATATTTGTCAATGGTGGTTGTATCACAGAAATAAGGTCAACAAACCCATCGCTAAGGGTGAATCTAATAGACTATGACGAACTTGAACGTATCGGTAAGGAGCAGGATGAATACGCTAAGCTTGAACAACTAAGCGAAGGAATGCCAGTGGTTTTTTAACGGGGTTACAATATGAACATCGTCAAACAGATCAAACTAAATGGTGGTGCAACCATCGACCTATCCGGGAATATAGTTAATCATTCTTCCGGGTATTACGTCGCCATACTTTCAATCCACAAGATACCCGTGGGTGAGTTGTCTGCATTAGGAATCAAAATGGATTTGATGGTATTGAAATATCTGTATCGGAATATCAGGTCAAGGTATCTCGGATTATGGATTGACCAGGGGATATGTTACGTTGATGTTTCGATACACGTTAAGAGTAGGTGGTATGCCATGTTGTTGGGTAGATGGCATAAACAGATGTCGATATGGGACTGTAAGAATGGAAAGGCAAGGGAGGTGGCATAAGATGATCTTGTATAAAAACGAAGAGGGATACGGTATTAAGCTTACGGAGCAGGAATGGGATGATCTGTGGGATGGAAAAAAGATCAATAGGGCTGTAGGGTATTCTGAAGGATATTTCAGAGTTACCTTAGAATCGAAACTAATACCAAATCCTTACGATACAAGCGTATTGGTAACAAAATAATCTATTATTGAAAAAATAATCTATTATTGAAGGTGATATAAACATAATAATGGTAAGGGGAGGTAATACACAATGAAGAAGGTAAATTTAACATTGACGGTTCCAGAAGCTAAGGCGGTTAGGCGTGGCCTACAATCTTCTCTTGATTTTTGGGATACGTATTATATGTTCGCTCCCGGAGAAGATGGGGATCTTAATCACGGGAATCATTCCCTTGATGAGAAGAGAAGGGAGATGGCATACAGGGTAATGGGTGAGATAGACAATCAGTTGGGTGACCAATCCTAACCTAAGTATAAATAACATGACAAACATAATATTTATAGAGAGGAGACAAGTATCATGACTGACAAAACTTTTCTAAAAAACTTTGAGAGGCACGTGAAGTTCTTTTTGAAAAAAAAGGCCATTACCAAAAGGGTAATATTAGAGAATTTAAAAAATGATGAATGTCCGTTTTGTGCAACCAATGCGATTATTTTAGGATTGTACGGGTATTCCCGCTACCTGGGTAAGCGCGGTAACCAAATTGTTCATCGGTACGAAGCTGAAATATCCTTTCAGATGAATATGGAGCATAATTGGAGCAGCATCAGGTCAAAGATGGCTACAATCGTAAGGAAAGTTAAAATCTAAACGTAAGCATGAGGGATAACATGACAAACACAACATTCACAATCATCGATGGAACAGAACCGTACTGCGTTGTTGATCTAAACACTGGGGGGTGTGCATGGTTCCACGAATTAAATGGGACCAGGGGTGCATACCGATACATGGCGTACGTGAAGAATGTACTTGGGCATAATACCAGGTTGGAGATGTTTAAATGACCAGTCGATCCTGGTTTCTGATCGGTGTGCTTGTAGGTATCATCCTGGGTGTTGGGGCCCTGGTGTGCTCAGTCTTGTACGGTCAACACGTTATGAGGGTACAGATGGAGATGCGGTTGAAGATGTTGCCGGTGATACCGATTTAAGTGGGTGACAAAATGTCAGGTAAGCTGTTCAAGCAGGTATTACCCCAGGTATCCTGGGTTCATGCCCGGAGATTGAAGGATGGAAATTGGTACGCATACGCCAGGATCCCTTCCACGGGGGCTATTGTAAAGTTGCATGGGGTTGACACGTGCCCTGGCTTTTCGTGCCCTTCAGCGTTATTTAGAAGTTATTCATAGCATACCCTGGCCAGATCGGTGGGTAGGTGAACATGATCCTGATAAGTGTGGGTGCCGATACCTTGGGAGCGATATGTGGACGTGTGGGCACGTTGATAACAATACGATTGGAAATGGAGGCCAAACGTCATGATAAAACGTATGTTTAGAAGTTACGATAGGGGTATTAACTAACCGGGTGAACGTAGCTGGGTTGATGGTAGAATTCCCCACGATTGAAGAAGCGTTCACGTTTGCACAAGAACGGTTGGGGAGGGATAACTACCCGGTTATTAAGGGTGGAAATGTGGAGTGGTGGAGTAGGAAGCTGAACACTAACCGAATGGGAGGTAATGATGGATAACGACAAATACACAAGGTCAATAGAAATCTTAGTCAAGATGGCACACCTTTCCACCCCGGAAAAGCTTCCGGTAGAGTTTCATCCATTTTGTATAACTATCTGGGAAGCGTTTAACCTGGGAAAGAAATACGAAAGACTTATGGATGATTCATCTGAAAAGGTATGTGATGTTTGTGGTTCGAAATGGATATCAGAACCCAATAATAATGGTTGACATTTCATTCGCGGGGGTGTAATATGAAACATGAATTAATGGATAGTGAAAATATCGAAGATGGTGACGAGATAATCGGTGAACGTGAAAGCCACGAGATTATACGTAAGCTTACAGCGTATGAGAGGAATGTTCTGGAGTCCCTAAGCTCACAGGTTAAGGTGTTCAGCGCTAAGGATTACAGCCAAGAGTTTCTTGAGGGCCTAATACCCGGCGGAATGGGTCTACGTATTGTAATAAAGACTCCTGACTACATCATCCAGGATCGGCCAAACAGTTTCGGCACCTGGAGCAGGAGGTACAAATGAGCACGTACCTGTTCTGTTTCCTCAAGCCAGACAAGAGATCCCCAGCCGTCAACCAGAAGAGATCGGTTGAGGTGTGTAGAAAGATGGGGTGTGGATATCTGGACGAAGGTGGGGAGGTGCCGGTGTGTACGTGTGAACCATCGGTAGAATATTTCCTGGCGTTTAGGAATAGAAATAAGAGGTTAAAAAATAAGCAGGAAGCGGTTGAAAATGTAAATGGAGATGAAGCTTAAAACCATATGGAGGTTACGGCATGGACATAAGGAATAGAAGGTATTTCTTTAAGGTAGTAAGAGACCATAATCCATTAGGGGTGTACACATCTGCATTTTTAACGGCACCCGTTTATTATTCCATTGGAACCGTTACGCTCCCAAGGGCAGACATTCCAGGGAGTAAACTATTTGTGTTCGAGTCACTGGAGGAGGCAAAAGACTTCTGTATTTGTGTGATGAATAGTATATTTTTGTGCACATGTACAAACCCAACCGTCCCGCCAACACGCATTGCAAGCGATTCACGTAGGGAGTGTTTTGTTGTTTTCTGGAAAAGTGGAAGTGTTGCTGACCACTTACCGTACTTACCAACCCCACCGGGAACCATTCTCGTTGACAGCGTAGAACTTATAGGGGAAATTAAAGTATAAACGTGAAACATGTTGTGAAACGAAAGCCCTTTCTGTGGGTATGCCACCATTGTCTGACCATGAACCGTGGAGCGGTTAAGGTTGGTGATAGGTGGGTACGTAAATGTAAGTGTGGAGCGAGGTACTAATGAGCTACGTAGAATCCAGTGATCAAGTTCAGCCCAAACACCTACAGCGTGGTCAGGCCGCTATCTTAATAGATGCAATAGGTCCACACATGACGGTTGATATGTTTTTGCGTAGCATACCAGATAATGATATGTGTTCAATGATTGCCGGAACAATATTGTTAATGGATGAAGAGGGGTGGGTTAGGGGCCTACCTAAACGTGATGTTACCATTGACCAGGACACTATGAAAATTTCTCCATCAGAGGGTGTGTATATAACTATTGATCGACACGTAATGACACCGGATGGGTTTATCCCAAGAAGAAACCTGCCTGGTTACCATGCTCAAAAGTTGATAGATAAATATAGAGAACTATCGGGTGAGGGTAGATTGTTTATGGTGGAAGATTATGCATAGATTGCGGCCCAATGATGGGTATCATCCCTTTAACCCGGAACACTGGTACATTGGTTGTAAACCCCAGTGATTTATTATCCGCCACATGGAGGTTGATATGAAAATGTTCGTATGGAGAAACGTATTGAGTGATTACATGCCTGGAATAGCTGTTGCGTTAGCTAAGAATGAAAATGAAGCCAGAAAAGTTATTATTCGTGATGCAGAGGATTATGAAAAAAAAGACTCTCGCTAATGATATTAGTGGCACTCCAGATGAAGTTTACGATAAACCGAGTGGCGTACATGTTTGGGGTTGACGGATAACATTTAAACTAAGCCGCCGTCTTTTGACGGTCGGACTTCAGTGAATGGTTAGCACTGACGGGAGGAGTCGTGGAGTGTAGAAGTGTAGTGACTTGCAAGTGGGTCGTAGGTCCGGAACGAATACTCACGAGGGATATTCCCCCAAGAAAGGCAAGCATATGTTTCTGCATGAGACTCCTCCACTTTTCCCGTGAGTGCTAACTATTGATTAACAGGCAATTTTGCATTGATAATGGGATGGGTGATGGCATGTCAGTGTCAGGTAAGGCTATCCCAATAATGGGTGAGGTTTTGAGTGGTCGGGACGGTGAGAGCAACACCAACCCTGACAGGTGGAAACTCACTGCGAAAACCGTCTATAGGTGCAGGGTGGGGAATCCTGCTCACCCATCCATCCCATATAACATCCAGGGTGAGATGGCGGGCACCCATCTGACCATTAGGTAGAAGATATGGAAGCACTAAGGAGATGTTCTAATTGTGGAATGGTTATGATTTATTGGATTAACTTTCCAGCATTGGGGACGGCAGAACAAAAGGAATGGTTTATCTGTCCCAAGTGTGGCAAGAAGGAACTTATTACAGCGGGACATTGACGCTCGCCTCGACCCGCTGGTTAGCACAAATTTTTAAGGAGGTATCATAATGGAAAACCGGACAAAGGAAGATTATGAACAATCGGCAAGGGACGGTGAATTTACGGATCAAGCCATGGAAGATGTTCTGAATGAAAGAATACGACAGGTTGCGCAATGTAAGCATGGTGGTGACACAAATATTTTTGACCAGAAAAATACCAGGAACGACTGGGTAGCGTATATAAGCGCATATCTTGGACGAGCAGCCGACAAATGTGCCAGAAACGAAAGAGATGTGCAGAATTTCCGCGAAAATATGGTGAAGGTTGCTGCACTTGCAGTTGCAGCAATAGAGGCACATGACAAGAAGTGGTGCTAACACAAAACTAACCGGCGGGCTACCGCCAATGAACCCGTGACAGCCCTTAACCGTCCGGTTGAGTGATAGGTTATACTTTTTATTAAAATTCAGGAGGCAAACAATGGATAACGAACAAGTTAAAAAATTAGCAGAAGACATAAAAAGCATAATAGACTTACTTTCTGGCCCTCATGTTCAAGACAATAAGCACCACATGGGTGCAATTGGAAGTGAAGACATTGACCGAGCACTCACATTACTACGGGAAATTTCTAATGAAGTATAATGACTGAGGTGAGCCGTGCGCTACAGAATTAAAAATAAAACTATCGAAGCTATTTCGCATCGGCTCCAGCGACTTGTTCTACGAGTTTTTTGGCCTGGTGTAGAGGTACGCTGTTCAATAGACTCCGCTGGTAATATTAATAAAAAAAGATCTTATTGCTATCATTGTGGAACGGGAGTGAGAAACCAGAAATACTGTCATAATTGCGGTTATAAGCTTCAATGGTTTAAATCGTAGAACGATCAGTTTGAGGGGCGCAGGCACAGAATGCCATGAAGAACACCAAGCTATCATGCGTCCCTCTCGAAGCGATTGTTATGCAGTTCTTAATCATCTTTTTAGGAGGCACTATATGTGGATCGAAGGAGTAAAAGCTGAACCTGGCGAGGATATTGAACATGCTTGTAAGGAGGCATTGAGAATAGCACGACACTTGGATATGACAGTTTTTTTTGATTTCAATTGTGTTTCCATGTGTGCCCGAGTTGATCGCAATGTAGCAGAGATGGTGGAGGCTTATCATCAAGCAATCTCCAGAGATTCCAGAATTAAAGTTGCATAACGACAAAGTGAGTTGCGGCCAATGGAGGGTAGGCAAGTCTACGCTCATCAGAGTGATACGGGGCAGGTGAGGTGGGGGAATCCTGTTCTATTGGCCGTCAACTCCAGTGATTGGTTATGCGAAATGATGATTTGCTTAAAATTATGAAAGAAACACTTTATCAAATTGCTGAAGAGGGCAAAGCTTATTGTAGATTTTGTGGCTTTCAGGTTGAAGGAAAAGATTGGGATGAAATCCTTGAGAAACTTGGCAAACATGCGGAAGAAGCACATGGGAACCAGTTTTTATTCGCATAACGCTCCGGCTGACCCGCTGGGGCACGACAATAACCTTTAGCCAACCGAGCTATCACCAGTCGGTGTCCAGCCGGTTGTTATGCTTTTTGGTGGAGGTTCATTGATGAAATGTTCATATTGTCTGACTCCATTAATATCGAATGGGACGAGTAGATTTGATCGGCGGCCCGTATACAAAGATTGTCCCAATAAAGGTAAACCCTGGCACATTCGGAAGGATAACCCCAAGTTGCTGCGAGTACGAGCCACCAATGGGAAATTGTCTAATCATAATGCATAACAACTGAATATACGGAGCTTGCAAGGTAGGGATGTACCGAAGGCGACAAAATGGCAGTCGAAAATATAATGCTATGCGGGCGGCAAAACTGAGGCAGATAGAGGAAGGCCCGGCCCCTGATTATCCTCACAATCTGCCCGAATGCAGGAGGCGGATTATCATAGAGGATTTCGATTTCGGCCTGGTCCGCCATGAGATTAATCTATTTAGAACCACAAGAATAGATTGTTACCGGATGGAAGTCGATGGCGCGGTCATTGTGGCGCGAATCGGTTGGACAAAGATTTTAGAAATGATAAGAAAATCATTTTTTAGGGTAAAAATAATATATTAATCGGAGGAAAATAATGGGACTAAATAAATCGAAGGGCCAAATGTATCCATGGATATCGCATACATGGAATCCGATTCGGGGCCGATTCAAAGAATCATCATCTTTTGGAGCCGTCGTTGGAGAAGGTTGGGGATCTTTTGATTGCACTAAAAAAATTTACAGAGGTTAAAATAAAGGATAATCTAAAAAGATTATTATAACGCCCAGGGTGAGATGGCGGGCACCCATCCATCTAAGGAGGGAAGATGAAACTGCATAAAAGACTTGGAAAGTTTTATTATATGGGAGATACGATTTGTGGTTTAACGTTATTTCCAGATCAAGTTGTTGTATTTAATAAAAAAGTCACCTGTAAGAATTGTTTAAAAATCCTTAAGAAGAGAAGGAGACCCCATAAATGAACAAGAACGAACCTGCCCAAAATGTAATTCCACATTAAGTTATGAAGAAGTTGATATTGGAGTTGGGATACAACGTGGAAACTACCGTTGTGATAATTGTGGATGGGACGAAGAGGAAGAGCTTGATAAAAAAATAAGAGGAAAAAAAATGAATGAGGAAAAGGATATAATGGACGAACAAGAAATGTATGAACAAGACAAGAGGGATTTCTATTTTTGGCTTGCAAAAAACTATCGAGAAGATCAACATTCTGAGGTAGAGATCGGATTAATGAAGGTGTCGTGGCTTGAATCTCGTCGAACCTCGAGGGAGAAGGAGGCAAGATATGAAATTCTGTTGCAAATATTACCAGAAGAATTAGAAAAAGAAAGGAAGGAGGCACTAATGGATAAGGTGAAGGATATTAATAACAAATTAAATCGTTCTACCTATATTGCAGAAGTGAGAAAAGATATTGATGGCCTCCTCTCCCTCCTCTCAGAGAAGGAAAAATGGATGGGTGATGGCGAAGCTGAGGGGAACACCCAATATTTAAAGGGCATAAAACAGGACTTATCCATACCAATCCTGCTAACCCATCCACATTGAAGGAGGGGAAGATGAGTACAAGTTGTTATGTTTGGAAATGTCCTTGTGGGGGAGAAAGTGGATTCACCATGAATGTCTTTTCTCCCCACTGTGAAAAATGTGGTAAATGTCCAAATGATTGGGCAATCTGTGATAGGTGTGGAGATTTTGTTTTAAAAGAAGATATACAGCTAGGAAGAAAGCCCCCGAATCTCTTTTCTGCATGGGAAGGGATTTGCAAGAGATGTGCAAGAATAAAACAACAAAATACCCAAAGACTGATTTCTGTAGTCAAAGAAACATTTCGACTTATTGCTGATAACGGAGAAGCTGAATGTAAGTTTTGTGGAAAAAAAGTAAAGGGAGGTAGTTTTGGAGAAATCTTAGAAAGACTTGGTGAACACTGGGAAAAAGACCATAAGACACATTTGAATTAGAAGGAGGGAAGATGAAAATATTCGATTTAATCTACGGAGGTGCAAAATATTTAAATGAACTAAAAGAGATATTTCCAGATGCAATTATCAAAGATGCTTCCGATGAAATTCATGAGGAAAGGATAAGTATTAAACTTGAATCAGAAGAGTTGGAGTATCTAAAGAAGATGATTCAAAATGGATTTTTTGAACTTTCATTTTTTGTGTCAAGTGAACCTTCTTCAAGATCCAAATATGATTAGAGAAGCTATTCATGCTATAGAGGAGACTCCGTGAACAAAGAACAAATTGAGCTTATTATTATAATAACTATTTTTCTGTTGGTTCTGCCCATCGCCATCAAGGGATATATTTGGTGGTGGAAAGTTATATGGAAGAGTTATATAGGAGGAAGACACCATGAACGATGAGAAGGAGAAAACAATGATTGTTGTAGTGGCAGGTAATAGAAAAGAATTTGAACAATGGGTTAGAGAGAATGTAATCCCTGTAACTTGTATGTCGGATGAACACAAACTGATGGGGCAGCGTGTTGATAAGGTTTATTATATAGGGACTTATCGGCAGTGGCTGTGTGAGAAAATGTTTGCTATATTAGACACTCTACAAAGAAGGAGGGAGGCACCAATAAATAAGATAGATAAGAAAGAAATACTAATCTGCACCATTTGTAAAAACACAGTTGATAGATGTAGTTGTTCTATCAATACGGTTCTTCAATATCCAGTATGGTTGCAAAGAATAAAAATAAAAGAAGGGAGGCACCAATGAATGAGGTAAAAGAGATTGAGGAAACACTAATGAATGAGAAGAGGGGAATAAGGATAGAGTTAGAAAATGGAAAGTATACTTTCTACTCCAGGGAAGATGGTACAGAAGTAGGTTGCCTTCGATTTGGAGAACCCTGGGTAGTATTTGATCAGGGATCAAAAGCATTAATTTCTCTTCTCTCCCTCCTTTCCGAGAAGAATACCAATATTGCGGTAGATAAGCATGAGATGAATTTCATGAGAGAATTACTTGAAGAGAAGGACAAAAGGATCAAGGATTTGGAGAATAAGGTTAATAGATTTGCCTCTTATTTAAAAGAAGGTGGTGAGGATATTGATAGATTTAAGGCACACATCAAATCCCTGGAAGAAGAATTATGGACGTATAAAGCATATCATAAAAAGTATTAATCTCATCAAGGGAGGGAAGGATGATTAAATTCTTTTGTCGTGGTTGTGGGAAAGAGATGTGGGAAGGACTGGTTAAACAGTTAATAGACGGAGAGGTTGTTGGCTCGACAATTAATGAATTATGGAATAGCTTGTATTGCTCAGATTGTGTTATTGCAAGGTTTAGGCACGACTTAAACGTTTTACATTAAAATAATAACCAACCAAGTAAATCACATAACGCTCTCCGTAGCCTTCCTCAGCGATCCTATGTCATGATGGCTATATCTCTGTGTCATGGCTGGTCCTTTATGTCCCAACAAGCATTGCACTGCATATAGATCAACCCCGGCACGAACCAGCCGAGTTGCAAACGTATGGCGCATATCGTGGAAGTGTAGATCATGTATTCCTGCACGATTAGCTGCAGACCTAATATTGTACTCCAGGTTCGACATCACAATCGGTTCCCCATTCTTACCCCCGAACAACCTATCTCCCTTCGAGATGGTAGCCGCAACAGCATCGAGGGCGCGCTTCGTCAACGGTATAACCCGCGGTTCCCCGTTTTTCGATGTTCTGATCGTAGCCGTCTTATCATTCAGGTTCACGTCTGACTTCAGCAGACCCACGATCTCCCCACGTCTCATACCGGTCGAGGTGGCAAATTGGATGATCGGCTGTAACCAGGCAGGGCATTCTGATATAAGCCGGCCTTCCTCTTCTGTTGTGATATGCCGCACCCTCTTAGCCACCCCGGACTCGTACTTTATGCCTACGGACGGATCTTTGTCGATGTATCCACGTACTAACATCCACCTGAACAATTGCTTCATAATTGTGATCTCACGGTTAAGGGTAGACGGCTTGACCGCTGGTCTCCTGGCTATAATGTAGTCCATTACATCTTCCTTGGATACCGTGTCCATATCAGAAAAGAATAGAATGAATCTATATAACTGGGACAGAGTAGCCGGGTTCTTCTTTTGGAGTTCAAGAATGTATCGATCAACGATAGCCTTAATGTCCATAGCTCAATCTCTTATTCTCACGATACTTGTTCAGCATGGCAGATGTACGAATGATAAACGGAAGTTCGTTGTCACGGTTATCTATGGCGTGCACATACTTAACGTTAGCCTTCTCGTACAACCATTGATCATGAGTGAACAATTCCCTGCGTAGTCGCTTGGCTTTCTTTTCGTTCATTATTTACCCCTGTGATTGCGTTAACACGTACAATGTCATCACCGTCTTCGCAATTTTGTTCACATAGAATCCGTCTCTGCCGCCCAGGTATTTATGTAACGCCTTCTCAATATCACCCTTCGTTTCTTTAAGATACATACCCAACACGGCATCACCGGCCTGGATGGAATTACGTACATTAAGCAGATCACGTCTCTCTTTAATAATACCCGCCTTGATCAACATGTCGCCATGGTACTTGAACATAACCTGGGTAAGCCCAATAGCTCCGGCCTTACTGATTGCGGTAGGTTTAAATTCACTCTCAACGTGTATCAACGCTATTGTCAGTAACGGATTTTTGGCCTGCATAGAGTGACGTACAATCTCACGTGCCGTATCTATCGATATGAAATCCGAGTGTTCGTATACCCATTTAGTGAGTACAGCTTCGTTCTTAATGCCTTTTTGAATGTAAGCTGGAACCGCTACCAATGCAATGAATAACCCGACTATGATGGCACAAGAAATCAGCACGGTGTTTGATGGTGTGAAGATCTTTTTCATGTGTTACCTCCTTTATATATCGTAAACCGGTAGATCGTTAAGGTCAGGTCTCGCTTCATCAAAGTGCAGTACACAGAATAGATTCCAGCAGGCCTGGGCGATGTGATCCTCATCCCTCTTGCCCTCCTTAAACTGGTTTATATGCCTCAACGCAGAATCTATGAAGCGGCTAATCGGGGCACCCTTCTCCCAGTTCCTTGAGTCATATTTGATCGCGCCAGCCTCGTAAATGAGTGCCAACCTACGAAGCGCTATGGGGCTGATCAGGTCAAATCTGCCCTTTCCCACTCTCGTGTCTCGAACCATACCACTTTCGAATGTCTCGCGTTCACCGGAGTCCTTGAGAGTATATTTACTGGCGTGATCGCTTGGTGATGGTACCGGTTCGGCACCGGTTATCTTCTCCAGTATGAAGTATGGAAAATCAAATGATCCCAGTTCGGTACACACATCAAATCCCTTGACGCCATCGTCACTTCTAACCGTTCCATACTTACCAACAATATCATCCAGGAAGCCCACCCAAAAGTTACCCCATCCCCCCTCTCCAGATTCTGCCTTTCTTGTTATCCTTACCAGATCACCAACCTCAATACCACATTTCTTATGTCCACTTAAATAGTCTTCCATCTTTCCCTCCAGTATTTAATTTCATATCAATTGAATTTCATGTTCAAACAATAATACCACACCACACGTAGGATGTCAACCGAAAACTTATACCTCACACGTTATTCGGTCTTTATTAGCGTTAACATCCCGTTATCATTTATATTATACGTAAACTGCTTAGTTCCTTCCGGCCATTTTGGATTAGATACCATCAGGATTAACCTGCCTTCCCCTTGATATAACGTAGGAATTGCCTCTATTATCGTGATCATTTTATCCTCCTGTGTGTTTAGTTGCTGTAACGATGTAGTCCCCCCCAGCTTTGTGAAACCGTGATACAATCTCATTTTGATGGTGACATTTTGTCATTTTCCAGGTGTAAAGTGGTGTCAATTTTCAGCACTTTGTTGAGTAATTTCACAGGGCTTACGCCCTGTAAAGCCTTTGTCCGGGATATATATAACAAAAAATATATATCCTGCCTATATAAGCAGGGGGTCCAAAGGCTTTACAGGGACTAAGATAAAAGAAATTATTGCAGTTTTTCCTGAAAGCCATGTTTAGCTAAATCTTGTCAATAACAAAAATTTCGCTATTCTCGATTAATGTAATATACCTATCCGTTAATGAAATATAAGTTTTCTGCCTTGGTGTTGGATCTCTCTTGCAGAAACTTATGGATGCAAGGTCAGAGCAGTATCTTGAAACGGTTGGTCGGCTAATATTCAAACGCTTGCAGATGTCGGTCTCGCAAATGACACCACCAGCCTCATACATCATTTCAACGATCCTTAAGCGGTATGGTGGCATTGTATCCTTTACGATCTTCTTAAGAATTGGGTATAGAGATAGATCCGCGAATTCCATCCCCCTTACAATAGCCAGAGACCTGGCAAGCTTCGCTACCGATGATACCAGTCTACCTGGACCCTCGTGGTCAACTTCGCTCACCTGAATGCCCTTCTCGTCACGTATGATGGGACTTCGAAGGTGAGCGCCAAGTATGCACAGATCGATAATCTTATGCTCACATGCATCGTCTATTTCCGGAATTGTCTGAAACATTACTTCAAATTGATCCAGGAATATCTTTACCAGGCTGGATGTTTCATCCCTGAGTGCATCTTTATCTGTAATATGTTTGACTGCGGCACGGGCTATCTCACCTGTCATCTCTGCCAAAATTCGGTATTTTAGGAACCTTTCCCCAAGGATGGCATTACCAGCGACAAATTCGTCGATTGCGTTTGTGCAAGCTGCAATCACTCCAAACTTAGCCTTCAGCCGTATTGGTGGCCTATTACCATATAGTCCAGATATCTTTCCGTCAGCCATCTCACGAAGGTGGGACATGAATTGGGATCTATCCTCTCGGCGCATGGATATAATGGTGGTGAAGTCCTTGAACGCAAGGATATTTCTATCTTCTTTCTGAAGCCTGGTTAATACGGAGTGATCTTCATTGTCCTTCGCCTTTTCCTTATAGCCAGATATCAACGCGTGTGGTGTGATGATCGATATCTCCTCGACGTGAGGGTTTTTCGATATACACTCGATCATCTCTGTCTTGGCCGAAGAGGATGGACCAACAATGTAAAGGCTGATCGAATCCCCCGGTATCCTATTCGCAACAACAAAGGCCATCACAACGTCAACAACATCTGTATCAGTAAGGTAAAGGTACTTACCTATTTGATTTTTTATCTCCAGGAGAGTTATCATTTACACCTTCTTCCTCAAAATATACGCACTTTCGCTCAACGCTTAGAAACGGGTGATCTATTGCAATTTTGTGAAAAACGTTAGCACGACATGTAGTAATGTTACGATTTCCATAAACAGTTCTACACTCAGTGCAGTTAATACACTTGCTCACATTATCCTCCTATGCTGGTATTAAGCCGAACGAATACCCTTCCGGCATCGGCTTGGGTTTGGTGAATTGAATATCGCTTATACGACGTGAATCCTTTTCGTCTTGCACGCATGCCTTGCCTGTGAAAACGTGCGTGGTACCATCAGAAAGGGTGATAACTACGTTCTGGTACATTTCTTTGATAACTACGTCATCATACATTGCTTTATTGTTTTGTTCTGACATTTTTTGGCTCCCATTAACGTTAGGTTGTGAAAACCAACGCTAATTAGTTTATTAGTCTTCATTAGATTGTCTGACAATTTGTATCCTCTCCATATCATGCTTACTTCCCTGAAAATTAAAATAGTCTCTAATCTCAAATAATAATTGTTCATGATCTCTAAGGTTGTCGTCTAAACTTTCTTCTACCACTACTTTTTCACCATCCGAATGTTCCAGAAGGTATCCATTAGAAACCCTTATTATTTTTAAGCTCCACTCTTCTGGTTTGCTTTCATTTTCGATAGCTATATCTCCCATGGCATCTCCCTTAGCGCATCACGCCACCAAACTGGAAACGTATGCTCATGTTTTGAAAAGAATCTACCGAACTGCGCATCCATTATCCACACGTCGCATTGGTCATCAACGCTTCGCATTCCTCTCATCGACATCTGGACAAGGCTACACACGGTAGTCCATCCGTACCATCTATTACCGTTCTTAGATCGTACCCTGCTCGCAATATGCTTATCCCCAAGGCTCGGATATGGAACCTTTAATATAATGATGAATCTGCACTGATCGTATGGTAAATCGATTCCGCGGTCCATCGATGGTGACATCATAACGAGCGGATTGTCTGTACGCTTAAATTCTTCAAGTAAAGCCTCACGTTGTCCAATGCCACCCTCGTGACTTACCAAGCGTTTATCACTAAGGCGAAACATCATGAATTCGTTTAGGCGATACGATACGCTATGGATTAACCCTTTCGAGTCTGGATACTGACCCATGATATCCTTGACAGGTTTTACGAGCAGTTCCTGTTCCTGCAACATCGTTTTAGCTGTAAGATTAGCAACCGGGTAGTACGTAACCGGTCTTCTCTCCGTGGGAAACTGATTCGGCACTTCAATATAATCCCAATCTTCAGGCTTAAGACCAAGAGTTTCAGCCATTTCCAACACCAATTCACCGGAAGTTCCAGGAATGAGGGTAACTTGTGGCGTTGATGATTTACGTTCAGGGAATATGCTTCCAGACATAAGCACGAATTTTTCTCCGTGTTCCCACAGGAATTCCTCTGCGAACTGTGATATCCACACAGGTTTGAATTTATATGACACTCCATATTTACCAGCCTCCTCCTGGTATACCCATGAATCATCGAGATATTGTCTTAAAACGTGAATCTTCCTTAGAAATGATTTGATCCGCTTGATGTGTTTAATATCTTCACGTGAAGAACCTGGATTAATCCATTTCTCTGCGTTAGAAACCTCAGCAACTACCATTGGCATAATATCCTCTGCCCATTTCTTCCACCCAAGTGTAGTTTTTCTCGATGGAATATCAAATCCGAGTTCGACCGTGTTTCGCTCGTTGATATTAAACTCTATGAATCTGATAATAGCATCTTCAATGCGATCACACTCATCAATTATCACAAGATCCTTACCGCTAAATCCACCAACCATGTTGGCTTCTGTTAGAAAGTACGTTGTGTTCAGGATACACGTCTGCGATGCAAGGCATAATCGTTTCTGCTTTTCGTAGAAACATCTTGGCTTACATTCCCTCTTTGATTCCTTGGTGCCAGTACAGTCTTCGCAGCTTACGCTTGGAAAGTTAGATGCAGACGCATCACTGTAGTTACATGGATAGTTTGCTCGTCCCATCAGCATCGGGTAGTCGGGAAAGTCATTGTGAATCTGGTACTGGAGAGGTTTGGTTGTGCAAAGGTATAGCGCGTGGTTGACCCGGCGTGCAAGGGACATTCCGATGATAGATTTTCCTGATCCTGGTGGTGCGTCGATAAACGTAACTCTGGACGTAGACTTAGATACAGCCTCAATTACCTGTTCCTGGAATTCACGGTAGATTGGAAACTTGGGGAACGGTGAGGTCATAAACCACGCTTCTCACAATAGAATTTTATTAGCACGTCAATCACCCACCGCTCACTCGATGCGATAGATTCTGACTGATGTACCGGTATACCGATACGGCCCTCAATCGATGCAAGTGCCTGTCGTATCACATTTGGATGTATCTTGCGACCTTCACGGTAAGACAGGTATTCTGATTCGAGGCCATCAATAAGTAACCAGGCGCGTTCGTACTTCGACAACTCGATCATCTTCCGCTTGAAGTCATCGGCCTGTACTGTTAGGCTGGTCCACAGATCGTCTATGTTCTTCCGCTCTATAGCAATCGTGGTTTCCCACCCTTTTATTGAATAGTCTCCCAACCTAAGGGTATCACGTACCATGATCAGTCCCTTGGGCGGGCGCAAGTATAGGCCTGTCTGCTCACGAGTGTCTCTGATCAGAACAAACCCATCTGGAAATGTATAATCAAACGTTGGTGTTACCTTGCTTATCTCTTCAAATTTCTTCTTCCTCTTGTTGAAACGCATCCCTACGGGAGTTACGAGAGTCACCTGGATCTCCATATTTTATGTTAAGTCTACGGCAAATGTGTGTAAGCTGAACGTGGGTTTTACCGTTCTTGATTTGTCTTAGGCCAAGGTTGTTGTGGTGGCGGCGATTTTTCATGGTAATAAAGAACCGGGAGGATATGTGTGCCATTAGAAAACTACCCTCCCGGTCAAGATCTAAGATATGTTAACTACTCGCTCGATGACGATTAATCCCACGGAGCGGGTGTGGCCGGTGTTTCCGTTGATGCAACTGGTGCCTCAACCTGTTTTCCACCCTTATTCAGTATCGCCATCACTTCATCATATGACAGATACTGTTCGAGATCGCTGAATGGTGTTTCTTTATCCTTGTCGTTCTCTGCGTATCGATACTTACTCTTACATCCCATCTTCTTCCCGTTCATTCCGTTCTTCCAACGGTTCTCGAAATCCGGTGTCAAGAAGTTTGCGGTGTCAACCTTTCCAAGATTCTTAATGACACCGAGTTTGTACAGTAGCCCGGCCATCTTCGAAAACGAGAAATCATTTTTCGTTTTCTCGAAGAAGTTTTCGATATGAGACACACCTTCTTGGTCACCGACAATCGCTGCAAGTCGTACCCAATACCGTTTTCCGGAGGTTTTACCCTCGCCCTGCGGTTCGATACCAGCTTCCTTAACCTCAAGGGCATGGTATCCCTTAGACAACACATCAAACGCGAAATTAAACTTCGGATCTACTTGACCCATAATAATTCCTCCTTTGTTAGATAGTTATAGTTAGTACCCATTGCCATCCTATCGCCGCACTATTTCATCACCACCTTTGTAACTAAACTTACCACGTATTTTTGAAGATGCAGAAAATTCATGTTTACGAATTGCCTCCCTGCTAACACCCATCGCATCGGCTATGTCCTGAAGTGATAGGTTGTGATCAACAAGATCCATTAAGCACATGCATCCGTGACATTGCTTAACCCAATCGGTTTCTACACGTACAACATCACCCGTGTTGGTCGAACCGAACTCCATACACTCATTGAACACGTGGTGTATACAGGTATTATCTTCGCACACAACGTCATCGCTTTCGAGGAATTCAAGGATGTATGGGATCATGAGATTGTTCTCACGAAAGATACGCTTTAGCTCCGGACTGAATAATGAACTATATAGTGATGCACAGCTTTCGTATCCCATATGTCACCAGTTCCATTCGTCGAATCCAATATTATTGGCTGCTTCATAGTGATATTGTGGAATTGAATTACTGTCATCAGAAATATGTATAACCCTAAATGATCTATTTCTTTGGTCTGTATTAAAATAAATTACTAAATTCCACTCCAGTGGAATTTGAAACTTTGGGTATGGCGTGTCTCCCTCTTCCTCAAGAATCCATATACGCTTCATTGTTTTATGTCAACCCCTTCTTATACTTAATGTATTACCAATTCCATTCATCGAAATAGTGTGACGGTCCGAACCTTCTCGCTGGTTCCCATGTTATCCTTCCGTCCCGGAGTAATGTCATGTATTCATATACTGTATACCCGCGAATTTCTATCTCAGCCTGTAGGTCAATCCATACGTCTAAGCTTACACCCATAAATTTCCCGCTATCAATCATTTTCTCTGTTTTTTTATCCATAACCAAGGTATAATATACCATACCCATCACGTAATGTCAACCCTAAACTTCATATTCCCCGCGAATTATTTTAGATAGTTTCGTAAGGTTTAATGGAAGTGGACCGTACTTACGCTCTGCCCTTGCAAGAAACGGATTTGCCCTACACATATACGAATTGCTCATTCCATCATCAGATGATACAAACGATATTTTGGGCGGTTCAACCCCACCATCTGGTAGTATGTGAAATGGTTGCACAATGTATCCTATTGTGTCAAACCAACCGTGGATTAGCTTGGAAAACTCCTGGCCGGTGAGGGATGGTGCCACCCTAACCGTTGAGTTCCACTTGGGGTATTCTGTGGAGATAGCTGTGCTTACAACCATTATTCCAAACTTACTAAGTTCGTGCAAAAGCCGTGTTTCCCTGGCTGTTAAGCTTGCTATGGTGCCCCAATCTGGACGTTCGATACGAGTACGATCTATAAGACCACGGGGCCTATCCTTATCTTCCTTCATCTTGAGGGCCACGGAGTACCTATTATCTTCAAGTTGTTGCTTGTAGGTTGCCATGCTGAATGTGATACCATCGTGGAAGATGGTTTCATATGGACGCTCACCATTGCGATACCTAAAGATAAGACCGTTGAGGTAGTCAGCCTCGTCGTCGAAACCGTCAAATTCGTAATACCGAACAAGGTTAGCATAGTCGGAATTTATCTGAGAGTGTACCAGCCTTGGATCTTTTGGCTCCTTATTAAGATGTAGGATCTGACGAATTCCAGTAATGGATGATCCGGTTTTACCAACACCAGTATCTCCGTATATCAACATGCAGATACCAGGCTTAATGTCCTCTGATAGCTTACCCAATTCTCGTGGCATTATTTTCCTCCAATCTTCTTCCAATCCTAATTCGCTTCAGTTTTGGGGCAACACCCTCAACTACACCACTAACAAGATATCCAAATATTGACATATCTTCTTTAATCTCTATTGCCTTACAATCTGAACATAAGAAATTAAATGTATTGACAAATAATTTTGCGTCAAACTCCCTATCTATACGTAGGGTAAATCTTTTGTAATATTTTTTTCCACTCCTCCACCCAATCGAAACCTCTATTTGTCTCTGAGCATCTTCAATTAGTCGTTCAATTAAAGATATTCTATTTCTCCATGGTGCTGGTACTGGATGCCAGATACGCTTACTTCTTTTCTTATTCATGTTATTCCTACCTAAAGTTGCTTAAGTTTTTCTATCTCAAAAATATCATCAAGAGTGAAGATAGAATTATCATGAGCGTAACTAATTGTATGATAAACTAATTCATGAAGGGAATCGTGTAATCCATATGTGTTAAATATTCACGTATAACTTTTTTCATTTTTTATTCTCTCCCCTCTTTTTATAGCACTCCATCTCCCATGGGCGCTCAATGTTATTCTCGCATACCAGTAAATAGTCACACCGAAATGGGCTTAAACAATTCTTCTTATTCTGGTAAAACGGTGCAATTCCTCCCTCGTCTATATACCTCATGATTTCTGAGGCAGTTCGCGCAGCCTTAACCTTGTAGGCTTCCAGGTAGAATTCGGATCTCCAGTAGGTACGGTCGATAAAGTATCTCTGAAGATTAAGGTTTAGAATATCATCGTACATGCGCTGGTAAAAGTCCAGTATGGATTCGCCAACCTGCTTCTTCGTGGTCTTTTTCTGTCGCATATCAGGCGTAACGAACAATCGATTGGTTATCCTGTTTATCTTCGGATCACCTATGAAGTACGCGCTACATTGATCTTCCATCATAAACTTCGAGTAACTGTCAGGATTGCCTGTCCACTTAAACTCGTAACCGAAATGTTCTTCGTGGGTAACAAGCTGAACGAGATCGATAAAACCGTGTACACGTGGGTATCCTGGTTCGTTCCATCTAAACTCGTATTCCGTAATACCACGCAACGTATGGAGGTCAAGTTTAACGTAAGCGTCGAACATGGCTTTCATCTTCCAGATGTCAACATGACCATACTGGCGGTCTTCACTTTCAGGATCAGTTGTTTCTTTAATTAGCGACTCAATATAATCGTTGTACATCTCAACTGCTTTTGGAGATTCGATTGTGGAGTTATGTAACCATCCGAGAATTGTAGCCGCATGAGATCCAAGTTGAACCGCCCACGACTTCTCTACCGGCTCCAACCCGACAAGCCAGTTCCAATAGAACTTTCGGTGACACGAAGTGTATGTGTCGATAGCACTGTACGACAATGGCGGTTCGTGGTGAATAACGTACTCCAGACAGCGAAAGTGATTTGCAAGTGTACAATATCCACCATTGATATAGTGAGAACATGGTACTCCGGGCGCGTCCGACTGATCCTCGCAAACGCTACCAAAAAGCTTAGAGGCTTCGCTCATTAGATATCCTTTCGAAAAGTCTTGGGTGTTTATCCTTAATGTGCTTGTGAAATGCAGTTACAATGTACTCTGACTGTGGAATCTTAAACCTATGGTCACGCTCAATCCATTCGTCCCTATCTAACATGGCGTAAAGATTACTGAATTTTGAGAAGCAGTAGTCCTCCGTGCCGAACATCTCTGTACATAAGTCTTTAATTCTCTCCATAGTCAAGGACGGAAATGCTTTCGACAACATAAGATTTATCATTTTACGGTCGAGCTTCCTTGAGCATTGCACACAATAATTGTACCCGGAGACAAGAACCACGTTTTCATCTCCACAAAAACTACAGGTTCTGTTTGCCATGGGTAAACCTCCAAAACGTTGAAAACAACTATACCACACGGATCTTGGGGTGTCAACCTCAAATTTAATATTTTTTTGGGTTGACAGTTAACGTTTGGTATGATAAAGTGGTCAGCATGAAAAATGTACAAATTGTCAAAGAGCCGATAGTGGCACAATGTGATGGGTGTGGCAAGAGGGTACTCGAACCGGCGCAGTACGTCTGTCAGGTGTACTCTATACCATCGGCCAAATGGAAGAATGGTAATTGCCCGATGTGTACGTGTGTTAAGAGGGAAGCAATCATCCCAGTGAAGGTGAATCCACTAAAGGCATCTAAAAGAAAGGTAAGGGGTAGATGAGATGAAGGTATTTGCAAGGATAGCATTGATTCTATTAATATTACTACTGATTGGATGTGCACACACAACGACCAACACCACGCAAAACGCTGGCAAGGATGTGTTTTCCGAAATTGCTGAACTTGCAGTTAGCGAGGGAATCCAAAAAGATGGTTCGTGGGAATCATATCGCCACGTTGACAACATACTATTTGCAGTTGTAAAGATAAGTGGTGCCGGACAAGCAATATGTATGTATGACGTGTCTGAACAAATGGTATACATTATAGGATACTATCCGGGTAACAAGGACGGCGGTGAATACATTGTTGGAATAATCCAGGGTGGATACATTGTTGTTAGGGAATCGGTAACTAAGGATGTTGCAATAAAAATCGCACAAGCACAGTTAGATAAATATAAGCTCGGCAAAAAGACAACCATGGAAGAGTTTTTAGCTAAGCAAAAATTACCCAAAGTTTAACGCATGATCCATGCTTTCCAATCGTGATGAACACATCATCCAACAGCTTCACATTATATCATTAATACTGGGTCGGTCTCGCAAGCAGGTAACAAGTTACCCGGTTATGTCGAGAAGGTATGCTGAGCGTGCAGGTCAATTGATTAAGGAGTTGATGGAGTACGTGGAACCAACGGGGAGAATATAAAGTGAAAAGGTATACCCTGAAAAGAATTGCCTCCAATACTGACGGCACATTTGGTGTACTTTTGGATGAAGACATTCCATTCTGCTTAACTGTTGAGCGTCAATGGCTGGAGAACAGATCCAATATTAGTTGTATCCCTGATGGTATCTACACCTGTAGACGTGGACAGTTCGTCAAGCACGGCAACACGTTCGAGGTGATGAATGTTCCCGGACGGTCTGCTATTCTATTTCACAAGGGGAACATAGACGATGACAGCCACGGGTGTATAGTTATTGGAGAACAATATGGTTACCTAAATGGAGATGTGGCAGTACTATCAAGTGGACCAGCATTTACGGAATTTCTCGACAGACTGAGAGATGTGAACGAGTTCGAGTTAACAATCAAAACGGTGTAAACTAACTGGAGATATTATGGGCTTACTTTCTGGCATCACAATCGATAAAATTGATATTGGTGGAATATTCAGTGGGTTTGGAACCCTACTTAAAGATGTTAGAACCGCCATTACTGGCAAAGCTCCGTTAGACCCGGTTAAGTTAGCAGAACTGGAAGCCAAAACACTTGAGATCGAACAGATCTTAATGACTGCACAAACTGACATAAATAAAATTGAAGCAGCAAACCCTAAATTATTTGTATCAGGGTGGAGACCTGCCGTTGGATGGGTTTGTGCAATCGGTCTTGGAGCCCAATATTTAATATTTCCCATTGTTTCCTGGATTCTTCCAATTATAGGGCATCCGGAAATTAAATTGCCAGTCATTGACATATCTGATTTATATCCATTACTGTTTGGGTTATTGGGATTTGGAACACTAAGAACAATAGAAGCCATAAAAAACGTAAAAAGAAATTAATGTAAATGGCGCTAAGCCCACGGTAAGGGATAACTTCTCAACTTCGCGGGATAAACGCCATCCGGGGCCGAGCAGGACACACATTCTGAGATTATGTATGAAAATGATCTGACAGGTGTCCATTAAAAGCAAGGCCCCGTTTTTACATATAGGTGTAAAATGATCATCACCCTGTATTGCATATTATGTTTTATTCTGGAAGTTATTACATCATACCTTGCAAATTGGGTGAACGTTTCGGTTATCGATAGGAAACCTGGTAGTGCCGTACGCTATTCTCTTGCCACGGGCGCTGCGGGGTGGATTATACTTCTTATTATTGGAAAGTGGTCCGACTGGAACATCTATATAATGATATTCAGCGTGATTGGTGATGCACTTGGAGACTACATAGTAGCGAGCCGCCCCAAATATGACATGTGGTTTAAGTATATTACACCAAAGTGGTTGCGACTAAAGCCGGGAAAGAAAATTCCGTACAGGAAGAAATTACCATTTACATCGGCATAGGGTTGACAAATCAAGTATAGTATGGTATACTGGAGACATATGAAAAAAGAGAAATCAATTCAAAAAGTAGTTGCGCTGTTCGACACTCACATCCCATACCACGTTCCTCTCGATCCGGTGTTTGAATTTATCCACGACTTCAAGCCAGACAAGGTGATCCTTGGTGGAGATTTGCACGACTGGGGAAGCGTCTCAACTTGGTTGGCAGATCAATCTCGTATTCTTGATGGTGGAATGATTAAGCAAAACTATGAAGAACTTCGCAATGTTCTTTTTAATCCACTTCAGGTGGCAGCAGGTCATGCCGAGAAGATATTTTTAACTGGAAATCATGAATACAGATTGATTCAAGCTGCCAGCATTAATCCAAACGGTAGGGGATTTTGGGAACTTGAGAATAATATTGACTTTAAATCTTACAACATGAAACTAATTCCCGTTAATTTACCGTATAGATTGAATTCAAACCTAATATTTATTCACGGAATTTTTACAAATCTATATCACGCAAGAAAGACAGTTGAATCATATCACATTTCGGTTCTTTACGGGCATTGCCATACCTTTCAGAGCTTTACGATGGTTTCACCCATAGATAACGAACAATTTTTTACTGGTCAGGCAATTGGGTGTCTTTGTCATTTAAACCCCACCTTCATGAAGAATCGTCCAAACGCTTGGGTTAATGGATTTGCGTATGGATACACTGGAGACAGAGATTCATTTCAATACATTCCCGCTGTAGTGGTTCGTAATCAATTTTGGGCCGAAGGGCGAAAGTATAAATAATGTTATGTGAATGTGGATGTGGAAAGTTAACAAAAATTGCCACAAAAAATGATATCTCCACTAATAGGGTTAAGGGGAGACCGATGAGATTTATTCGTGGCCATAGCAGTATAACGCATGGTCATGCTACCCAAGGAACGCACACACCAATCTATTCTACGTGGCATATGATGATACAAAGATGTACAAATCCAATGGCAAGCAAGTATCTCCTATGGGGGTGGGGGTGGAATTTCGGTGTGTAAAAGATGGTTAAGGTTTGAGAATTTTCTTGCAGACATGGGGGAAAGGTCTTTCAACCAGAGCATTCATAGAATAAATGTGAATAAGTCATATTGTAAGTCTAACTGCGTATGGATAGACAAGAAAGAACATGGAAGCTTAAGTTGCAATTGAATTACCCAACTCCAGATCAAATTAAACATGCAGATCGTGAGCAAATCTACCGGTGGTTTCTGTTGTTGCCATTACCGATATTTGTAAAAGACAAGAAGACCAAGGTTTACGTTGAGGAACCACAAGGTGGCGTTGGAATAATTAAGTTAATATCTGATAGATGGACAGAACTTGGTGGTAGAGATTCTGTGATGGCAAGAAAGATTATGTCGGAGGTACATGGTGATACACCCGCTTGACCAGACACGAGATAACGTAAGGCTGATGCTTCTTGAGATCTACCAGAAGTGTAAGTTGTCAAAAGCGTGTGATATAATTATGGGAGACTATTGCATACCAGCGCCACATCGGTGTGGGGATTGTACGGAGGAATTTCAGAATGGGATTAGATCCAGTAGGACATGGAACGCCATGGATGGACATTAAGTCTACTTCTTTTAAAGAGGGTGACGTAACGCTTAGAGCGTACAATATTATCAACAAGAACGGTGATGATGACATTGTATATAAGGTCATTAACACGTATACCGGAAAAAGCATGTTTAGTTTAACCAGGACGCTTGCCGAGTGGATATATGATGCGTGCGAGGAAAATCTTATGTTGGGATGTATGGGGGCACGAGCATGACATACGTTGTTCAGAAAGATCCTGATCTTGTTGAGAACAAAAAGTTTAGTCCGTGGAAGGGCTGCATGCATGTTGAACCTGATGGCATCTGGCATGCAACCAACCTATCAAAACCAACGCAGTTTAACAATAAAAAAAGCGCCGAGACTGCAGCGCTTTTGGTGAAAGAAAAATTTCCAACATGTGATATTCGGATTGCGATATATGAAGAGGTACTTCAGTTGGATGCTTTTGCACCACAAGTACCAGAACCAGTTAAGTATGTAGCCGTTAAAAAGGAATCGTTGCCAGACTGGGATTGGAACAGGGACTGCGATGACATTCCATTTTAGTTAGACCTCTTATCATCCCTCGCCTTACTTTCCCTGGCAGACTTAATTAACAATTTATATATTCCGTCAATCTGTTCCTTTTGTGACTTCTCGTGTTCTTGTATTATACCCTTGATTTCAGACACAGCACCACACACCTGCCCTATTTGTTGGTCAACAAGCTTTTGGTTATGGTCAATCCTTGCCTCTATCCTCTTATCTTCCAGTTTTACCATTGATTCGCTGGCGCTACCTTCAGATAGTATGGCATTGCGAGTAATATAACTAAACCATCCAATGCTTGCCAGTATTAATCCTATAATAATTGGGTTTTTGTACCACTTCTTCATGTTAAAACTCCCCTTCTACCATACCATACTTCATATATCCTGTTTCTGGTTTGAGCGCAGACTTAAGTGATTGTGAACTAATCCTTGGTATTACACCTCTGTATTTCATAACGTGAAGATTATACTTCTCGATATCTTTCCTTATACCTTCGAAGTCTTTTTGCGTAGATGCTCTCCGTAGTCTCTTTCTGATATCATCTCGTTGCCGAGAAAACCTTTCCTTAATATTCTGGGCTACCCGGCGTTCCTTTTGAACCTCGGCAATTCTCTCTGGCCTAAACCCAGCTACCTGGGCTCCAGTCTCGTACATTGTGGGCATAATGGGCTTTCCGGAAACATCCAGTATGTCACGCTCGCCAGCAGTTTTAAGGCCCTCCTTGGCCATCCTGCGAGCCTTAAGCATCATTTCTACACCAACTGGTGCTCCGGCCTCGATTGCTCTGGCCCATTGGCTATCGGACGCAAACTCTATAGCACGTTTGCCCTTGTCGATCAGTCCACCCCAAACCCCCATGGTGAAGGTACTTGGATCGAACTCACCTATTCCGGGGATCGGTATTTGCATCTTTACGGTTCCCGACATGTCAACTCCAGCCAACGCTGGTAAACCTTCCATGCCTACCTGTCCAAGCATGTCACCACCGTACTTCTTCATGGCAATTCGCATCTTGGACCTAACGGGATCTCCCGATAGTTGTTCGTATTCCTCAAGAATGTCATCGAGAAACGGTACGGCTGTAAGGCCTCCAAGGATTGCCAGCATCGCTATCGACCGCATCATGACACCGAGCGCGAGTTTTCCATCCTTATCCTTGGCAAAATGTAGCATAGATAGTACATAGTTGTGAGGGAAGCTTTTAAACACATACGCCATACCAGCTATCTTCGAGAATGGTGTTCCATCCCGCATCAGTTGCGGAAAATTGCTTAGGCCATATGCGTAATGTGCATGACGAACGAATTCCTTTGAAAGTTCAAATGCTTCTCCGTATGGTTTTCCAGCCTCCGTATACATTCTGAATGCAGCAAGGAGAGATGTTCTGCGGTTGAACCGTTCCATACCTGCAAATGGGATAGACACAACATCAAGAAGCTTCATAAAATACGTCTTAGCCCAATTACCCTCTACCTTACCCTTCATCTCGTTGATGTAGTTCGCCAGTGTTTCACCCTGCTCGTAAGCATCCTGAAGCATTTTTAATTCTATTTCCGAAACTGCCCCCTTCATGCCCGCAGAATACTTGGTAATATCCTGCATGGCTTTTTCCAGGCGAAGTGCTGCACTTCCCTTAACTCCGCTTTCCTGTTGCAACCTTGCCAGGATCGGGTATGCTGTAACTGCGTTCTGGAACATCTGTGTAACGGCGAGCCTGAGATTTGCAGACAGGTACCATGCATACGGAATTGTTTTGAATGCGTTTAACTTTCTGTCCATTGCATCCTTATTACGCAACATATCACGAACGTATCGTGTAGCATATTCATATACACCACGTTCATTCACCTTATCAATAGACTGAAGCGCTTTGTGAAAATCATAGGTTGCGTCGAGCTTCGTCATGCTACCGGCAAGGCCTGACATGTAGTCGAAGAATACTTGATGAAGACCTTCGGTACGATACCCACCTATAACCCTTCCCTGGTGACGATGAATATAGTGTTGTCTGAACCCGCGTGCCATAATCTCTTCGTCGATGGCCTTATATACGGCATCCATAAGTTTATCAACAGCAGTTTCGTCAACGCCAAACTTATCCTTAGCCTTCTCTGTGGCTTTTTCCAGAAATGCTTCCATAGCCGGAACGTCTAAGCCACCATACACAAACTCACTTGTACGCGGTTCGTATGTTTTTTCGATAGCGAGCCCAGCGTAATCTGCTTTTAGCCTGATACGTCCAGCTTCGGCTTTTGTTGAATTTTCAAATCGTTCTACCCAAACACGAACCGGTTTACCATTCTCATCTGTATCAAACACACGTACAACATATTCACCCCTACCGCGAATATGAGGTACATAGAAGTTCATTGACTTTAATTGTTTTTCACGTTCTGCAATACGATTCATACGTTCAGCGGTTTTTGTAATAGCCTTCTGAAAATCCTTTAGCTGATCTGGATCGAGCACAACGGTAGATTGATCTATGGTGTTGTCAATCACACCTTTAAATTGTTCGAACCATGGTTGATCGGAGTAAAGCTTCGTGGCTGATTGGCGAAGCTTATCGATGGCATAACTTACAGCACGGTCAAACCCAGCTTTCCATCCGTGGTATGCAGAAACCTCTTTGGTTGTAAGGTTGCGACCATTTAGTTCTCGTGATTTGCCCTGAAGCTGATCATCTTGTAGGTAGGTATCATTTTGGTCGGACCATACTACAATCTTGTCAATAGCTTCAGTATTTTTCTGTGCTATGTATGGATTATCCCCAGCGTTTGTGCTGGGATCTTGTAGTAAGTGAAGCCTGTCACGGTTACGCTTATCTTCCCTATCCCATTGTACGCTTACAACGCTTTTGAACGATGGAAATTTCATTGAAATCCAATGCGGAAGAGACCCAATAGCTTCGACAATACCGAGATCTTTTAATACGCCATACCCAAAGTTTTTATTACGTTCTTTGTGGGCGCGAAACCATGACATGAACCCACCAAGGTTTCGTGCAGTATTCTCGTCAGATGGAGATGAGTCTTCACGCATGAACGAACCAACACCTGTAGGTCCATCTGGAAGTTGCATGTTCCACATACGCATGGATATAAGCTTGGTCATTGAGTTATAAACCTGCCCCATCGATGGAACGTTTTGCTGCTGAATTAGTTCACGGGATCTCCACAGATAGACCTTTATTTCGTCTTCCGTTAGCTTACCAACAGCCTCATTGCCAAATATGTCTGCCATAATTTCCTTGAACCATACAACGATACGCTGCCATAATGTAGGGTTAGATCCGGTCTCGGCAATTTCTGCAATCTTTTCGAGTGAGACAACGTAGTCACCATCCTTTGTTCCGGGAGTTACACCGTACCTTCGGTAGAGATAACCAAGCTCTTCGTGTCCGTAGGTATCCAGAACCATCCTTGTAACGGCTTTTATGCGTTCTGGTCCAACTAATCTTTCGAACCCGAAGTGGCCCAATGTTTCATGAAATATTGTCTTCTCTAATTCTGCAGCGTTTGCGTTATTGTTTGCAAATATATACACCATCGGAATTGGGTCTGACCTAACATACATTCCACGCGATCTTGGACTTGGGGCACGAGCAAGTTTTCGCATTACCTCTGGAGGAATCTCGTCCTTTGAGTTTAAGATTTCAAACCGTAATGTACCTTGCGGTATTTTGAGTTGGAGGTCGTTTACTACTTGCCATGCTTGCTCCTTTGTGATACCGGTTACTGGTTGACCAGTACGGAACATCGGTTGACCCTGGAGAACTGATTCGGCCATGGCGGGAGTGATGTCGAGGGAATGAACTTTTTCTGTTTTACCTCCAGGCCATTTTTCTTCAAACGGAGACTCGGCAGGTGTTCTAAGTTGACCGGTATTTATGTTAATGGTTTCAACCTTAGCTCCCCACTTCTTCCCAAACTTATTCATGTACTCTGGGAGGATCTTGTCATAGAAACCCTTCATGCCTTCGCCACCCACCTTGAGGTCGAGACTGGAGAGACTACCAACATTCCCTTCTCCATAGACACTTGTAATGTAACCAGGAACACCCTCACTTCCTTTTCCTGCTGTGATCTTAGCTGCCACCTCCTTACCAACGAAATCTGCTAATTTCCCAAGTGGAACGCTCTCATCCAATTTTACGTTCCCGTCCCTGCTGGCAATTAACTGATAAATATCCCCTTTCTTATTCCAATCCAATTTATCAATCTGTTTACTCAAATTATACCTTGCCGCCTGCTGTTCCCCAGTAGTCCACGCAATCTTGTCATATCCATTCTCTGATGCCCATCGTACCATACGACGCATAGCCATCTCATGCCAGGTTTTGGAGAAGGGAGCAGGGGGAACATTAGCATTCATCGTTCCATAATTCTTAATGGCTTCTGACTCTGTATACCCCATTGCCCCGCTTACTGGATGTCCATCGGGAGAAATTACCCTGAATGCATTTTGCTCTTTTTGTACAGTAAAACCATTGGGAAGTTGGCCTTGATATCCCTTCTCCCTCCCCGCCTGATGCCAATCACTCTGCACTTCCTCGATGAAGAGTACCCTCTTGCCTTGCGCATCCACTCGGTCGTTGAATCGGATGTGGGCGAGAACGTTGGGTTCATCCCAGTGGGAAGAACGATACTCTATGTTTCCTTGTCGTGCAGGATGTACGATTTTATACCCCTCCATCTGCTTGTCATAAGGCATCGTCAACAACAACTCCCTGTAATTCTCTCCACCTGGAAGTTGCCATTGTGCAAACTTAGTAGGCATTATGCCGGCACGTTCTTCACCGGTAATAGTGCCATCTGCCGCAGTTTGATGCAAAACCTCTCTTATCTCAACCTGACTCTCTCTCAGATAATCCAACACCTCTTGTTTGGTATAATTCTTGGGCTGTTTAAGAAGCTCATCAAGTCCGGTCCACCTCATCTCGTCTGGCTTAACACCAGAATTACGAAGCATGTTTGCTATCTGTGTAGACGACATCGATCCAGACATTTTTTCTGTGATTACCCGTTCTGCCTGACTATAGAAGATAGGACCAGGCCCTAACCGTTCACTAATATCAAACTTCGGGTCGATCTTTGCAATCTCGCTCTTCCATCCCTCAACCTGAATTCCATCCAGTTTGTCCATCGGGATGCCACGCACATCTTCACCGCGTAGCTTCCTGTCGTACATGGACAGACTATACACCTCATTCGTATGTGCATCAACCCATACCTCACCAACAAGTCCGAAAATAGCACCAAGTTCCATCCGACCACCAACCACACGATGGGTAACCTGTTCTTCAACGGAACCTGCACGCAAGCTAAGCCGTCCATCTTCGGAAAACACCATAAACTTTTGAAAACCAGGAATACGGTCTACGGTTTCTTTCACCTCCGGAACAATTTCTTCCCGTGGTGGTACGGAAATCTCATTCTCTTTAGCATCGACCAACTGACCCGGTTTGTCAGACCTAAAGATTGTCCATGTTCCTGGTGTATCACCAGACTCGTTAATTCTCCATCCGATTTCACCTTTGTATGAAATTTCTTGACCAGTACCATACTTCTCGTATGCTGGCCCTGCCTGTTCTCTTGTACTTTTTAGTATGTCGAATTTTAAATCGTTATCTATAGCATCTTTAACATCTGGTTCTTCAAATGCACTCCTTACCCGATCACGTTCCCTCATAAGATGTTCGGTGGTAACATCTTTGGTCATAAATGTACCACCACTACTTTTTTCAGTAAACGTATAAAGATCTGGTTCACCAGGAACATTCTGAATACCATTATAAATAAGTCCTTCAACAACTGGTGGTGTAACTGCAACGGGTGCTGGTAATCCAAGCGGGGGAGGAGCTTTAGTGGTAATGGATGTTTCACCGAGTACCCGTTGACGTGTTGACAGGTAGGTCTGAATGGTATCTATTAATGGTTGTGGAAGCACCTGTCCCTTTCGAAGTATAGTCGAATCTCCATTCGGGGCAGTATATTTCACCGGAACAAATTCCGTACCAGCAGTCATATCCTTATCGAATAACGATTCGAGTTTACCACCATCAAAGTCGGTATGAACTATATGTCCAGACTCTGTAATTTCAGTATCAACCCACGGAGATTGAAATCCACGTGCTCCCTCACGTTCGTTGTACAATAGGTGCTGTGGATATTGACCACCCCAAATTAATTGTGGGGTTTCTCGTTTACCCATAACGAGTTTATTCCACATGTCCTGAAGAGGAGCCCATTCTTGTGAGTTAATAAGATCCTGGGCACCACGTGAAATAACCTCTGTCGGAGCGGGTGGTGTCTTACGGGTTGGTACGGTAACAAACCCTTCACCCTTGGTTGGACGAAGCATATCGTAGTATTCTTCCATCGGCCCCATCCATCCGGGACGTTCGGTTGGACGCTCTTTTCCAGGTGGACGATAACGACCTTCCTGGAGTGTAAAGATTTCTGGAGCGGGAGCTTCTGGTGGGACATTCCAAGCCTTATGTAGAACGGACCCTGGTTTATCAACTAATGTAAATCCCTGTCCTGGTGGAAGAGCTAACGTGGTAGGTGCATATGTTTCGATACCCGGAACCATCGGACCGATAAACCCAGGTTCGCCAAGCTTTGGTGTAATGGTTTCAGCGGTTGGAGTGGATGGGGTTCTGGTGAGTAAATTGACCCCAGCACCCATAACACCACCAGCCAGCCCTGCCGCCATAAATGCATTGATGGCCTGCCACATTGTGTCGTATGTAAATGGCTTGCGTCCAGCACCAGCCTCTTCAAGAATTTCCTGCCAGCCTTCAGTTATACCTTCGAGTAGTGCTTGCTTGCCAAATTCTTTTACAAAAGTGTTTCTGGCAACATCAATTCCATCTCGCATCGCTATATTGGAGATACGCTTACCGAATAGGTTCAGCTTGGAAGCCAATCTCCATTCAGGAATAACATCGAGCATACCGGCTGGAATAGCCCATAGCAAATCAGACGATAGAACTTTTAGCCCGTTTGTCAGTCTGTCAGAAGAAATAATACCGGCCTCAGCGCCAATGGTAGCAGCAGCCATACCACCCATGCCGGCCTTAATGCCAAGATCGGTCATTGCCTTTCCGATTGATTCTTTAACCGACATGTCGGCCAATCCTCTTGAAATTGCTGTGGTAGCAGCTTTCCTTGCAATTGACCTACCGAGGGTATGTGTGATTAGCGTTTTAATAGCAGCACCGGCACCCATTGTACCGATCATAAACGGAAGCATCTGACCGATTGATGACACAGCCCATCGCGTAGCATCACCAATACCACCTATATCACGGATGTCCTGAACCGTTGGTTTAAACGGTTCCATGAATTCCGTAGATTTATTATACATGTTTTTAGCAAGTTCTGTGATTGCGTCAGAGTTAAACGCTTCACCGGCTATTGCTGTAAGTCCTGCCGCAATCTGACCAAGCTGCGCAACACCGTACACTGGTGCATGCAGGGCTTCCGTGATAATACCTTTTCGAGGCTTTTCTGGATCTGGTGGTATTTCTGTATCATAAAAAGATGGCATCAGGAGTCTGGGAGACTGCGTATCTCTTGTATCGCCCATCTTTAGTGGAGAACCATATTGTAATTCACGGTTTGCACGATCTATGCTACTTTCCTGAATGGTTTCCGGAAGAGGTGTTGCGTATGGCTTTTTTGGCTCTAACGCAACACCACCAAGTTCAGCGTTGGCGGATTCAATGGTGTCGGGATACTGACCGAGCGTTTGCATAGCTGTACGATAGATCTTCCCAGTTTCCGGAGCAGATCCAGCTATCGCAGATGTAGATGTTAGTTTTGGAATAGACGGGGCATTGATAATACCAGGCGAAACAGATGCGGGAGATTCTACCGGTGGGACAAATGCGCTTAGGTCAGAAATTTCTGTTGGAACTAACGATGGAAGGTCGGCAGCTTCTAATGCTAATTCACGTTCTTCCGGACTTCCTATGGCTGGAGACTCTTCGTCGAGACCGAGTTCGGCGTTAAGCTCGTCAAGAATTGACATTAATTACCCTCCGACTACACCACGTGATTGTTCTGTAATATCTACCCACTTACCATTTGTAAAACGACCAACACGACCATCTTCAAATTTGCGCGTAGCACCTTCCTCGGGAAACTGATTATCGATATTTGCAATAGCATTATCGTGATCTTTCATAAGCTTGTTAAACTGTACCTGTTGTTCTGGTGTTCTTGGCATGCCACTCATTACCGAGTCTTGATATTCCTTAAGTCTTGGAGCGAAAACCTTGTCAAGGGCCTGCATTGCAAAATCTCGCTGGATCTTCCTTGACTC